CCATATTTTTCCTCCGGGGGAACTTTTCGGCAGAAGTTTTACACCCCCGGAAAGCCCCGGGGGAACTTTTGGTCAAACAATCCTAGGTCTGAGGTCCTAGGAGTCTAACTTTCTTGACATGAACCCAACCGAAAGGAGTTGAAAACCGTGCCTGCTCGCCGACAAAGTGATCCGCAACCGAGACCTAGTCGACGTAAACCGGCCGCAACTCCCGAGGCTCGGGAGAGTCAGCTCGTGGCTAAGGCCGCCAGGCTCGCTGAACAGCAGTTGGAGGACGGTACAGCCTCGGCTCAGGTGATCACCCATTTTCTGAAGCTGGGCTCGACCCGAGAGATCCTCGAGCAGGAGCGTCTACGACACGAGAACGAACTGCTCAAGGTCAAGCGCGAGGCCTACGAGTCTCAGCAGCGGATCGAGGAACTGTACACCAACGCGATCAGCGCCATGCGGGCTTATTCCGGTCAGCAACCGTTCGAGCAGCCCGATGAATAGGAGTTACCGAGAGCTTCGTAAGCTGACTACGTTCACCGAACGTTTTCGCTACCTCGCTCTTCGAGGGAACGTGGGCCAAGCAACCTTCGGTTTCGACCGCTGGGTCAACCAAGGGTTCTACACCTCACGAGAGTGGCGCCAAGCTCGAGACAGGATCATCGTCCGAGACGAAGGCTGTGATCTTGGGATCGAGGGCTATGAGATCCACGACCGGGTCTATATCCATCACATCAATCCCATCACTCTCTACCAACTCGAATCCGGAGACCCCTGTCTTGTCGACCCGGACAACCTGATCACGGTTACTCACCGAACACACAACGCCATCCACTACGGCGACGAGAGACTACTTCCCCGTCCGCTCGTTGCCCGACAGCCCGGCGACACTAAACTCTGGTAGGAAGGTTTTCAATCTAATGTCCACTGTGACAACCACCCCTGTCATTCTCAACGCAGGTTCTCAGCTGATCCAGAACCTCGGCCCCGACGATCTCTATGTCGGCCAGACGGCGGACGGTGTTGCCACCGTGACCACGGCGAACGGCATCCGCCTTTCCGTCGGGGAATCCATTTCCTACAACAACCAGAACACGAAGCCCTCGGTGGTTTCTTCGGGAACTTCCGAGGTCCGGACGATGCACTCCGTGACCGGAGTCTACCTCGCTTCGGCTCCCGCCGTCTGATATTCAGGAGAACCGATGACCACCAAGAAGACCGATCCCACCGGACCCTGCCCGCCGCTCGACGACGTCAGCGAGGACGAGCTGGCCGACACCGTTCTCTCCGAAGAGAGCGCGGCCGACTTCGACGCCGAGGAGAACGACGCATGACCACCTACGACCACGCCAGCGCCAAGCTCGGCCCCATCAAGGACGCCACCAAGTCCATTTCCCGGGAGGTCTTCGACGCCGCTCAGGAAGCCGGACACGACGTCTGGTACATGTGGGGCTACGACAACAACGCGAGCAACACCGAGCACCACAGCGGCCGGGCCCTGGACTTCATGGTCCGCAACAAGGCGGCCGGTGACTGGGTCCGGAACTACATCTGGAAGCACCGCAAGCGGCTCCGCCTCCAGCACGTCATCTGGTACCAGAAGATCACCTCGACCGTCACCAGCCCCGGCGTCGTTCGTGGCATGGCCGACCGTGGCAACACCACGGCGAACCACAAGGACCACGTCCACGCCCTGTTCTTCTCGGGCAGCTACCAGTCCCCCTCCTCCCCCTCGACCCCCTCCACCCCCGACAAGAAGTCCGTCACCGAGGTGGCCAAGGCCGTCCTCCGAGGCGAGTACGGGAACAACCCCCAGCGTGAGCGCAAGCTCCGCGCCGAGGGCTACAACCCGACGACCGTCCAGCTCGAGGTCAACCGGCTCATGGGCGGCGACCCGCCGGTCAAGAAGACCGTCAGCCAGATCGCCAACGAGATCATCGAGGGACGCGGCGGCTGGGGCAATGGCTCCGACCGAGTCAACCGACTCAAGAAGGCGGGCTACAACCCGACCCAGGTCCAGGCCGAGGTCAACCGGCTGCTCACCCCCAAGGGCGAGACCAAGCCCAAGCTGACCATCAGCCAGGTCGCCACCCAGGTCATCCGAGGTGACTGGGGCAACGGCGCCGAGCGCAAGTCCCGGCTGACGAAGGCGGGTTACAACTACGCCGCCGTCCAGGCCGAGGTCAACCGCCGGGCCTGATCCACCAACACCGTCAAAATGAAAGGAGGTTTCCCACGTGCCGCAGAGCATCCTTACGTCTACGAAGAAGCTCATCGGACTCAGCGAGACTGACACCTCGTTCGACCTCGACATCATGCTGCATCTCAACAGCATGATCTCGGTCCTGACCCAAGTCGGGATAGGCCCGGCCGAGGGGTTCATGATCGAGGACTCCACGGCTACGTGGGAAAGCTTCATCGGGGGCGATCCCCGGATGAGCATGGTGAAGTCGTATCTGTACCTGAAGGTACGACTCCTCTTCGATCCTCCGGGGACCTCGTTCGCTCTCGACGCCATGAACAAGACCGCCACCGAACTCGAGTGGCGTCTCAACGTCCTGCGAGAGGAGGAACAGTGGACCGATCCCGACCCGGAGGCTCTTCCGGCAGCCTGAGTCACTACGGGGTCAAGGGCATGAAGTGGGGCGTACGTCGCTCCGATGCCGAACTCGCTCGAGCGGGCGGTTCCGGCGGGTCATCCGAGTCTCGACCGGCTCCGAAGCCCAAGGTCTCGGCTGACGTCAAGGCTGCCATGGACGCCCAGCGCAAGATCGCCGAAGGCGGGACGCAGTCGCTCAGCAACCAGGAACTCCAGGGTCTTCTGACCCGTATGAACCTGGAACGGCAGTACCGAGCCATATCCTCGCCGCCTCCTGGCTCACCCCAGAAGACGACCGTGGACAAGGGGCACGACACCGTAAAGAAGGTTCTCGCTTATGGCGAGACCATCGAGAAGGTGAGGAAGTTCCTGGACACGCCGAGCGGCAAGGCGGTGAAGACCGGACTCGGAACAGCACTCTCGGCGGGAGCCGCCTACGCCACCGGAGGAACCTCTGCTGCTGTTGCGGCTGGCGCCGGTGCAGTGGCTCGAGGTCTCACCCGGGACCGAGCCCCGTCGAATCCCGATCGGGAACGAGAGTAGAAGGGAGGGTCGACGATGGCTCTGTCGAACACGGCAACGCCGTACTACTACGGCAAGTTCCGTGAGGCGGTGATGCGTGGCGATATTCCGGTCAACCGGGAAGTCTCCTTGGAGATGAACCGCATCGACGCACTCATCGCCAACCCGAACATCTACTACGATCCCGCTCCAGTCGAGGGCTTCGTCCTCTACTGCGAGAAGGAGCTCACTCTCACCGACGGCAGCGACCTTCATCTGCTCGACTCGTTCAAGCTCTGGGCCGAACAGATATTCTGCTGGTACTACTTCATCAACCGAAGCGTTTACGAACCTGACCCGGACAACCATGGGGGCAGGTACGTCGACAAGGTGATCAAGAAGCGACTGACGACCAAGCAGTACCTCATCGTTGCACGAGGTGCCGCCAAGTCGCTCTACGAGTCGTGTCTTCAGAGCTATTTTCTGAACGTGGACACTTCGACGACGCATCAGATCACCACGGCTCCGACGATGAAGCAGGCCGAAGAGGTCATGCAGCCGATCAGGACCGCAATCACCAGAAGTCGCGGTCCGTTGTTCTCCTTCATGACCGAAGGGTCGCTACAGAACACGACAGGTTCCAAGGCCAACCGAGTCAAGCTGGCTGCAACCAAGAAGGGTATCGAGAACTTCCTCACGGGTTCGATGCTCGAGGTCCGGCCAATGACCATCAACAAGCTCCAAGGTCTCCGAACCAAAGTGGCGACCGTCGACGAGTGGCTTTCTGGAGATCTCCGGGAAGACGTCATCGGTGCCATCGAACAGGGCTCCTCCAAGCTGGACGACTATCTCATCGTAGCTGTCAGTTCCGAGGGAACGGTTCGAAACGGCAGCGGCGACACCATCAAGCTCGAGCTCGCCGATATTCTCAAGGGCGAGTACCAAGCGCCTCACGTTTCGATCTGGCATTACCGACTGGATGAGTTGGAAGAGGTCGGAAACCCGGCGATGTGGTTGAAGGCCAACCCCAATCTCGGGAAGACCGTCACCTATGACACCTACCAACTCGACGTTGAACGAGCCGAGAAGGCTCCTGCCTCCCGGAACGATATTCTGGCGAAGCGTTTCGGGATTCCGATGGAGGGCTATACGTACTTCTTCACTTACGAAGAGACTCTGCCTCACCATCCTCGAACCTTCTGGGGAATGCCTTGCGCTCTTGGAGCGGACCTCTCTCAGGGTGACGACTTCTGTGCGTTCACATTCCTCTTCCCGCTGCGAGGCGGGGGATTTGGAGTAAAGACCCGAAGCTACATTTCCTCGTTGACGTTGCTCAAGCTTCATGGAGCCATGCGCCAGAAGTACAACGAGTTCATCGACGAGGGCAGCCTCCACGTACTCGAGGGAACCATCCTCGACATGATGGAGGTCTACGACGACCTGGACGTCCATATCCAGGACTGTAACTATGATGTGCGCGCACTTGGTTTCGACCCCTACAACGCGAAGGAGTTTGTCGCCCGCTGGGAAGCGGAGAACGGGCCTTACGGCATCGAGAAAGTGATTCAGGGGGCGAAGACAGAGTCAGTCCCGCTTGGGGAACTAAAGGCTCTGAGTGGCGAACGTTTGCTCATATTTGATCAGGCACTGATGACCTTTGCCATGGGTAACGCCATCACCATGGAGGACACGAACGGTAACCGAAAGCTTCTGAAGAAGCGGCAGGAAGCCAAGATCGACAACGTCGCTGCGATGATGGATGCCTTCATCGCCTACAAGCTGAACAAGGAACAGTTCGAATAGGAGGGAGGTGAAGTGAGTAGTTCGGAAGACGAGATAGCTCGGATACTCCGGCATGGAGAACTGACGGCCGACGATATTCTCGGTCGATCGCTGGCCCACTACGGTGTCAAGGGCATGAAGTGGGGCGTCCGAAAGGACGAAGACGGAAAGGGTCGAGACGCTGCCACTGAAAAGTGGAAGAAGGCGCACAAGCCCAAGAAGCAACCCAGCACCGAGCAGGGCAAGAAGAACCTTGCGGCCAACGAGAAGAAGTCCCTGGCCAAGCTCGAGGGGTCCGACGAGCCTCCTAAGAAGAAGAGTTTCGTAGCCCGGCACAAGAAGGCCTTGATATTCGCCGGGGCAATCGCAGGTCTTTACGCAGCCAACAAGGTTGCCGAGGCCAAGACGATCAAGTCGATCGAAGAGCTTCGCGGCAAGTCGATCGATGCGAACACCTTCCAGAAGCACGTCAATCACTCCAAGATCAAGACGTGGATGACGAACGACTACATCCACGAGAGCTCTTGGGCACGGGACGAGTTCACACTTCCCGCCGGTCATGAGTTTCACCGTCTCTCCAAGAAGGCTGAGTCCGAGTTCCGAGACGCGACGTACGCCACCCACAGCCCGGAGGACTACCACCGTTATGTGGCCCAGTTCCGGCAGGAGTTGGGAGGCAATCTACACCACGTCACCTTCCAGGCCAACGAGGACATCCGGGTCCCCAAGCTTTCGACGACGCTCGAAGCCCTCAAGCAAGCTCTTGTAGGGGACAAGAAGGAGTTCAACGCCTGGTACACCGATGACCGAGTCCTGGCCAAGTACCAGGAACTCAGCGGCGGTAGCTGGGACGACTCCCATGCCAAGGGCATGTTCGACAACCTTCGTAAGAAGGGTTACGGCGCCATCGTGGACGAGATGGATGCTGGTGTGATCGGTGAGACTCCGTTGGTCGTCTTCGCCCGCGAGTTGGTGGGGAAGAAGTCGAGTGAACCTCTCACCAAGTCCGACATCGACTTCGCTGAGGCCAGCCTCGTCGAGCTCGAGAACCGTAAGTACTAAGCCTCGAAGGGAGGTACGTCAAAATGGCAGAAGAACTCAAGCACTACGGCGTCAAGGGTATGAAGTGGGGCGTCCGTAAGGCTCGAACCGGCGACCTGAACCTCCGAGCATCTCGGCTCGAGAGGGTGGCTGATGGCACGGCCACGAAGATGGAGAAGTTCGCCACCGCCATGAACTCCACGGCCGCGAACCTCGTCCGCAGCGGTGGTCTCAAGAAGGAGGCGGCTCGTAGGGCCAAGAACCTCCGAGGGCAGGAAGAGCGACTGGCCACCGGCAAGGCCAAGACCTCGGACATCCTGAAGGCCTACGGCACGATCAGCATCTCCAGCCTCGCCCTCGCCGCCCACAAGAAGAGCGACCACAAGCTGGGGTCATGAGCGACGAACTCGTTCACTACGGCGTCAAGGGCATGAAGTGGGGCGTTCGCAAGTCCCGCCCCAACGGAGTGTCTCGTTCGATCAATCGAGACGCAGCCAAGGATGCAAAAGAGTTCGCCCGAGCCAAGATGTTCTACGGCGAAGGTGCTGGCACTCGACGGAAGCTGATCAAGGCCAAGGTCGAGGGGAAGAGCAAGAACCCGGCGTACAAGAAGGCCTTCGACGCTCACCTGGCCAATCAGGACATGTCCAAGCACGCGGACAAGGCCAAGGGTGAACGCAAGCGCAAGAACGTCGCCAACAGCACTCGCAAGGGCATCCGTGGCACCAGCCATATCCTCAGGGGCAACTCACAGTATGCCTCAGCGGCAACGGCAATCGTGGTCGGAGGTGCTCTCTGGGCGCACAAGGCCGGTATCGACAAGACCATCGCCGACGCCGGTAAGAAGGCCTACAAGAAGGCCACCGACCCGGACGGTCACAAGGCTGCTCAGGAGATGCTCAAGAACATGGGGATCGGCTAGCCTCTCCGGGCCATATTTTCAGGAAGGAGGTGACCAATGGCAGGTTTGCTTTCACGAGTAAAGAGGACTCTCAAGCACAGTTGGAACGTCTTCCTCGATGACAACTACACCGGTGTCCGCTCCTTCGGCGGACATGAGAGCACCGGGTACTACTACTCTCCTTCGAGTCGTAGTCGGTCGTCATATTCCAGCGAACGCTCCATCATCTCGTCGATCTACACCAGACTCGGCATCGATGTTGCTGGCGTCGATATTCGGCACGTCCGAACCGACGACGAGGGACGTTTCCTCGAGGACATGGACAGCGGGCTCCAGGATTGCCTCCAGGTCGAACCCAACATCGACCAGGGCGCCCGGCAGTTCCGCCAGGACATAGCGATGACGCTGTTCGAACATGGTACAGCGGCGATCGTTCCGGTAGAGACGGACATCAACCCGTCCGAGTCGGCGAGCTATATTATCCGCAGTCTTCGAGTCGGCGAGATTGTGGCATGGCATCCCCGGCACGTAACCGTGAGTCTTTACGACGATCGGGTCGGGCAGAGGAAGCAAGTCACGGTCGAGAAGAAGTACACAGCGATCGTCGAGAACCCCCTATATTCGGTGATGAACGAACCGAACTCGACGCTCAAGCGGCTCATCCACAAGCTCAACATGTTGGACTCGGTGGACGAGCAGTCGAGTTCCGGTAAGCTCGACATGATCATTCAGCTTCCCTATGTGATCAAATCCGAAGCCAGGCGGCAGCAAGCCGAGCAGCGACGGAAGGATATTGAGCATCAGCTCAAGGGGAGTCAGTACGGTATCGCCTACACCGACGGTACCGAGAAGATCACGCAGCTCAACCGGCCGGTCGAGAACAATCTCCTCAAGCAGATCGAGTACCTCACGGGCATTCTCTATGCCCAGCTTGGTCTGACGGAGGAGGTCATGAACGGCACGGCCGACGAGAAGGCCATGCTGAACTACTTCAGCCGGACCATCGAGCCCGTCGTTCAGGCGATCTCGGAGGCCATGAAGAAGACCTTCCTGACCAAGACGGCCCGGTCTCAGAAGCAGTCGATCATGTACTTCCGCGACCCGTTCAAGCTCGTTCCGATGGAGCAGATCGCCGAGATCGCCGACAAGTTCACTCGAAACGAAGTCCTCTCCGCCAACGAGATCCGCCAGGGCATCGGTTTCAAGCCCTCTAAGGACCCGAAGGCCGACCAGCTCGTCAACAGCAACATGCCTCAGGCCGGAGGACCCGCACCGCCGGGCGATCCGGGACCCGCCGTGGACATGGAAGAGGAGGACCCCGAAGACGAAGGGGAAGACCTGGTCCAGAGCGGGATCGCTGAAGCCAACGCGATGATCGATTCCATGCTGCAAAGCCTCGGAGTCGAATGATGGCTGACGAGATCGTCCATGAGTACGACCCGGCGAAACGACGTGCCTACTACCTGAAGACCCGTCAATTGAAGGGTCGGACGAAGAAGGGCGTCACGCTCAAGCCAGCAACCAAGACAAGAGCCCAGCGTCAAGCCGAAAGGCGTAAGAAGCTCGAGGCTGAAGTGACCGCCCTCAAGGGACGGTTGGAGAAGCTTCGTAAGGCTCTGTCGGTGTTGACCGAGCAGGCCAAGGCCAGAAGCGGCGCCGAGACCAAGAAGACGCCAGCTAAGAAGGCTTCGTCCGCAGCGAAGTCATCAACCAAGCAGACTGCAGCCCAGAAAGCCAAGGCTGCGAAGGCGTCCAAGGAGTACTACGAGAAGAACAAGGACAAGCTTCTCGAGGACGAGGTCAAGTCGCTGAAGGCGAAGATCAAAACCATGCAAGAGCGGATCGAGAAGATGCGCAAGAACGGCTCCGTCGGAGCCCGGAACACAACGTCTAAGAAGTAGGAGGGAGACAGTCAAAATGGCAGTAATCGAAGCTGACTTCGGCGGCTGGGCCACCAAGGCTGGCCTCAGGTGCTCCGACGGTCGAACCATCATGCGTGGTGCCTTCGAGAAGATGCACCACCAGCAGGTTCCGCTGGTCTGGCAGCACGGTCACAGCGACGCGAAGAACGTCCTCGGTCACGCGGTCCTCGAGCACCGCGACGAGGGTGTCTACGCCTACGCGTTCTTCAACGACACCGAGCAGGGCAAGAACGCCCGAAGCCTCGTCGAGCACGGTGACATCAAGTACCTCTCCATCTACGCCAACAACCTGGTGGAGAAGGGCAAGGAGGTCCTCCACGGAGTCATCCGTGAGGTCAGCCTGGTCCTGGCCGGTGCCAATCCCGGCGCCAAGATCGACTTCGTCAACATCAACCACGGCGACGGCGACTTCGAGACGCTGGAGGACGAGGCCGTCATCCACACGGGACTCGCGATCGACCACGCCGGGAACGCCGACGAGGACGAGACCGACGAGGACGACGAGGACGACGAGCTGCAGCACGCCGAGGACGACGAGGACGACGACCTCACCATCAACGACGTCTACGAGTCCTTCGACGAAGAGCAGAAGAACGTCGTCCACTACCTGATCGGCGTCGCACTCCAGGACGCGGCCAAGGCGAACTCCGCCGAGCACTCCAACAAGTCCGCCGACGGCGGCGACCTCACCCACCAGGAAGGAGCCGGCAACCACATGTCGCGCAACGTCTTCGACCAGACCACCACCGACGACAAGGGCCGTGCCAAGCACGAGCTCTCCCACGACGCCCTCAAGGGCATCTTCGCCGACGCCGAGAAGCGCGGCTCCCTCAAGGCGGCTGTCGAGCAGTACGCCAAGGACAACCTGCAGCACGGTGTCGAGAACATCGACATCCTGTTCCCGGACGCCAAGGCCGCGACCGGCGTCATCGAGCTCGACAAGCGCCGGACCGAGTGGGTCGCCACGGTCCTCAACAGCACCCGCCACACCCCGTTCTCGCGGATCAAGACCTTCGCCGCCGACCTGACCCAGGACGAGGCCCGCGCCAAGGGCTACATCAAGGGCAACTACAAGCGCGAGGAGTGGTTCGGCGTCACCAAGCGGACCACCGACCCGACCACGATCTACAAGAAGCAGAAGCTCGACCGCGACGACCTGCTCGACATCACCGACTTCGACATGGTCGCCTTCCTCAAGGGCGAGATGCGTCTGATGACCGAGGAGGAGTTCGCGCGTGCGGTCCTCATCGGTGACGGCCGCGACATCGCCGACGAGGACAAGGTCAAGGACCCGATGGGCGCCTCCAGCGGCTCCGGCATCCGGTCGATCCTCAACGACCACGAGCTGTTCGTCACCACGCTGTTCGTCAACCCGGCGGCCACCGGCAACGACCTGGGCTACGAGGTCGTCGTCGACGGCGTCATGGACGGCATGGAGTACTACAAGGGGACCGGCACCCCGACGTTCTTCACCACGATCCCCGAGCTCAACAAGTTCCTGCAGGCCCGTGACCTGAACGGCCAGCGGCTCTACAAGAACCGGGGCGAGGTCGCGGACGCGCTGGGCGTCGACAAGATCGTCACCGTCGAGCCGATGAAGGAGATCTCCGACCTGGTCGGCATCATCGTCAACCTGGCGGACTACAACGTCGGCACCGACCGTGGCGGCGAGCTGACGATGTTCGACGACTTCGACATCGACTACAACCAGTACAAGTACCTGATGGAGACCCGAGCGTCGGGTGCCCTCATCCGCCCGAAGTCGGCCCTGGTCATCAAGAAGGTGGCGTCCGCCGACGTCCTCGTCGAGCCGGTCCAGCCGACCTTCAACTCGACCACCGGCGTCGTGACCATCCCGACGGTCACCGGCGTGGAGTACCGCGACAGCAACGACGCGGTCCTGACCCCGGGTGCCCAGACCGCCCTGGCGGCCGGTGCGTCCACGACCGTCTACGCGGTCGCCCTGTCCGGCTACTACTTCGCCAACACGGCGGAGGACTCCTGGACGTTCAAGCGCAAGTCCGCCTGATCGGGCTGATCCGTCAAAATGCGATTCTATGGAAAGGTGGGATACGGCGTAACTGTTGAAACCTCTCCCGGCGTGCACGAAGACCAGATCACTGAGTTCCCATATTTTGGAGACGTGGTCCGGAATTCGCTGAAGTTCAGGGAAGGTGAGAGTGTCAACAATGACCTCTCGGTGAGCAACTCCATAAGTGTTGTTGCTGATGCTTACGCGAACGAGCATTTCTTTGCCATTCGCTATGTCGAGTGGGCGGGGACTCTGTGGACCGTTTCTGAGGTCGAAGTGCAGAGCCCCCGCCTTCTCCTGAGGCTAGGGGGTGTCTACAACGGCCCCAGACCCGAAACGTCTTGAGCTTCAGACACTCCTGGAGGGGGTGCTGGGAAGCAAGAACGTATATTTTCAGCCCCCCTCCAACGTCCAGATGCAGTATCCCTGCATCGTCTACGCCCAGGACAACGCAAAGGTCGAGTTCGCGGGCAACAAGCCCTACAGCTACGCCAAGCGATACCAGGTCACGGCGATATCCAGGAGTCCGGATTGGGACGTCCCGGACAAGATCGCTCTGCTGCAGTTGTCCAACCTGAATCGCATATTCACGGCGGACAACCTCCATCACTACGTCTACAACCTGTACTTCTGAGAGGGAGTCTCCAAGCATGACCCAGCTCACCTGGGACAAGAGTGGCGAGCGGTACTACGAGACCGGCGTCGACCACGGTGTCCTCTACATCCCCAACTCGCAGGGCGACTACACCAGCGGCTACGCCTGGAACGGTCTCACCACCGTCACCGAGTCGCCGTCGGGTGCCGAGTCCAACCCGCAGTACGCCGACAACATCAAGTACCTGAACCTCATCTCGGCCGAGGAGTTCGGCGGCACGATCGAGGCCTTCACCTACCCCGACGAGTTCGGTCAGTGCGACGGTACCGCCGCGCCCACGCCGGGTGTCCTCGTCGGTCAGCAGTCCCGCAAGACCTTCGGTCTGTCCTACCGCACCAAGCTCGGCAACGACCTGGACGGCCAGGACCACGGCTACAAGCTGCACCTCGTCTACGGCGCCCTCGCGGCCCCGTCGGAGAAGGCGTACGCCACCGTCAACGACTCGCCCGAGGCGATCACGTTCTCGTGGGAGTTCACCACCACGCCGGTCGAGGTCGGACAGATCGCCGGTGTCGACTACAAGCCGACGGCCACCCTGACGATCGACTCCACCAAGGTGGACGCCGGTGCGCTCGACACCCTGGAGGAGTTCCTCTACGGCACCGAGGGCACCGACCCGTCGCTCCCGGACCCGGCCACCGTCATCGCCATGTTCTCCGGCACCGTCCTCGAGGCGACGCCGACCGAGCCGTCGTACGACGCGGCGACCGACACCATCACCATCCCGACCGTCACCGGTGTCAACTACTACATCGGCGGAGAGCTCCAGGCCCCCGGCCCGGTCATCATCTCCGAGGACACCATCGTCGAGGCCCGCCCGGCCAAGGGCTACAAGTTCCCGGCCAACGTGGACAACGACTGGCTCATCACCTACTCGTAAACCAACCCATCAGCAGAAGGAGGCTAGAGAGTGCTCGCCATCGAAGTCGTTCTCGAAGAAGGCTTCGACGAAGAGAACCAGAAGTTTGTTGTTGTTAAGTCTTGCGTGCTCGAGATGGAGCACTCTCTTGTCTCCCTGTCAAAATGGGAGTCGTTCTTCGAGAAACCGTTCCTCAGTGACAAGGAGAAAACCCCGGAGGAAGTGTTCGAGTACATCCAGATGATGACTCTCACTCCGAATGTTCCTCCGGAGGTTTTCGCCAGCCTCACAACAGACAACGTCGAGGAGATTCGAAACTACATCGACTCGAAGATGACCGCGACGACGTTCAACGACCGGGGCGCCCCCAAGAAAAACCGTGAGGTGATCACTGCGGAGATCATCTACCACTGGATGATTGCGGCGGGCGTCCCGTTCGAATGTCAGCACTGGCACCTGAACCGTCTGTTGACGTTGATCCGAGTGATCAACCTGAAGAGCGCTCCTCCGAAGAAGATGGGTAGGCGGGAGATGCTCTCCCAGCGCCAGAAACTCAACGCTCAGAGAAGGCAGCAGTTCGGAACCAGCGGTTGAGAGGAGGGAACTGAATGCCCAGAATCACCTGGGGTGGTTCGGGCTCACGAGCCTACGAAACCGGCATCGACCGGGGTGTGTTGTTTGTTGGGTCGCAGGCCGGAGTAGCTTGGATAGGCTTGACGTCTGTCGAAGAGAACCCGGTCGGTGGACAGAACAAGTCGTACTACATCGACGGCGTGAAGTACCTCCAGACCTCTGGTCCCGAGGAGTACACGGCCACCATCAACGCCTTCACATATCCTGACGAGTTCGGGGTGTGTGACGGCACCGCTCAAGTGCGTCCGGGTCTTCATCTGACCCAGCAACGACGGAAGTCCTTCGGGTTCTCCTACCGAACCCTGATTGGCACTGACTTGAACCCCGACAAGGGGTACAAGATCCACATCGTCTACAACGCTCTCGCAGAGCCAGCCCGACGGAACTACTCCAGCATCAGCGACTCTCCCGAGCCGCTCGACTTCAGTTGGACGATCACAACAAAGGCACCCGCTGTCTCCGGGTACAAACACTCAGCTCATGTCGTGATCGACTCTCGGACTACCAGTCCTCAGACCCTCAAGGTCATCGAGGATATTCTCTACGGAAGCGACGAGCAGATGTCAAGGCTTCCGAGCATCTCAGAGCTGATCGACATATTCGACGAGCTCCATGTTCTCGTCGTCACCGACAACGGCGACGGAACTGCAACCATCGAGGGCCCCGACGAGGCCATCCGAATGCTGGACTCGAACATATTCCAGATCGAATGGTCGACGGTTGGCGCCATCGACGAAGACACCTACATGATCAGTTCTGGATAGAAAGGTGGTTCTGTGGCCATCGTAACAGTAGTGACCGCCGACAAGTCCGCCCAGATCGAGGCCGGAACGATCGTCGGTGCGGTGGTCAACCCCGAGACGACCCGTCTGGAACTCACCACCAAGGGTGGGGGCACCATCGACGGCGGGAACACCACCAACATCCGTCTCCACGACGGATCGGCATATCCTGTCGCCGCCGACTCTCGCGTCTTCGTGGGTCCCGCCGATCCCGGCACGGTCCCGGACGGATGCGTCTGGTTCGACACCAGCGGAACCTGAGGGAGGTGATCCGTGTCATATTCGCAAACCCTGGTCGATGACTTCAACACTGACCCTCTCGACGAGACGGTTCGTTGGGACATCACCCAGGGCCCCGGTACCACCCAGAACGGCGGCTACCTCAAGCAGAGCGCCGTTCCGGACTACCCCCGAATCGAAGGTCAGCAGTTCTTCGATATTTCGTCGGGAATCCTCGCGGCGAAGCTGTCACACTCCGGATCGCCCACCAGTGCGACCGAGATCTACATCGGAGCCCACGACGGGGCTGGCAACGCCATATCCTGTCTCGGTGCGGTGAATGGCAGCTACATCACCTTCCAGCCCACTGGGGCGGCCATCTTCAGCGATGAGGTCGTAACCGACGAGACCGTCGGCGTCGGCCCTTCGTGGATGCCCGGAGCCTGGTGGGGAATCGGCAACATGGGTGCCGACAACGTCATCCACATGTACAACTCGGCGGATGGTCAGACCTGGAACGAGATGGCCCGCTGCACCGTCGGCGGAACCTTCAACAAGGCGCATGTCGGTTTAGTCCTCATGACCGGTGTCTGGGAGGGGTCTTCCACGTGGGTCACCCAGTGGGATGACGCGTCGTACTGGGCCTATATTCAGGACGACGTCCAGACGATCAAGGTTCGTGAGGGCGGGCTCTGGGTTCCGGCCAAGCCCAAGGTCCGCTCCGGAGGTGCCTGGGTTGACGCAAGCGGCAAGGTCAAGGTTCGTTACAACGGAGGTTGGGTTCTCCCCGGTAGCGGGGCAGCTCCCGTACCTTCCGTCTCGGCCGGTTCTGCGGAAACCATCGCTCCGCTGGCTACGTTCAGTCGTACGGCAACGGAGGAGGAGAACGGCGGTCCGATCAGTGACCGGGTCTGGGAGATTGTCTCAGGTCCGCTCGGATCGGGGACCGTGATCGGAACCTCTGCAGCTCTGGCATGGGTCCCAGGCTCATCCCCTGTCGACACTGTCGATATTCGGCAGCCTGTCTGTCAGGAGATGGCGTTCGAGCTCACCAGCACCGCCGAGAACAGCACCACCGACTGGACCACTGCCTACAACTACATAGAGGACATCGGCGATGACCGCGGCTACACCGCCGGTCTGGTCGGTTTCACCTCCGCCACGGGCGACATGCTGGTCTGCGTTCAGAACTACTCCGACGAGTTCCCGGGAAACGCCCTCGAGGCGTATATTCCCGGACTCGAACAGTGTGCTGCGGTAGGTTACGGCCCCGACGCTTCGTCGGCGGCAGCCACCCACCTCGGTGCTCCGTTCATCACGGCGTGGATCAACGAAGCAGACACGCAGCCAGGATTCCGGAAGATCCAGCGCGATCTCCGGAAGAGCCTCTACTGGGACGACTGTCTCGTTCAGGCTCTGGCGGATGGTGTCGGACCTCTCGGCCTTGCGCTTCACTACGATATTCTCGTCAACCACGGCGTGGGGAACGACTCCCAGTCGTACGGCGGGATCATCGCGGAAGCCAGGGCGTCTACCTCTCCGCCGCCCTCTCAGGGTGGAGACGAAGCGGCATATTTGACGAAGCTCTGCGACATCAGAGATGCCGTCCTCGTTGACTGGGGTGACTACGACCCGACTGGTCGCAGCAGCATGTTCCGAGGTCTCATCACCAACGGAAAGCTGGATCTGCTCGGGACCGTCACATGGGAGGTTTACACGGAGGAGTTCACGTTCTCTCGTCCGGAACCGCCCGAGGATGCTCGGATCGGCGACTACGTCATCCGATATTCCGCGACGAACCCGTTCGGGACCTCGTCTTCGGAGACCACGGTCACGGTCGACGTTCCCTGATCCGAGCAACACCACAAGGAGTCATCTTGATTTCGTTCGTATCCACCCGTTCGGGTAAACGAACGGAAGACTCCCTTCGACGGCTGGCTCGAGGTGATATTTACAGGTCCCTCGAGTCAGCCGCCCAAACGGGCGTCAATGCCTTGGCTTCAGCCACTCCGGTTGAGTCAGGTTTGGCCAAGGACTCATGGGGCTACGATATTCAGCGCTCCGGAAAGTCCGTCACGATCACCTGGACCAACAACGACGTAGAGGACGGTTTCCCGGTTGCGATCATGCTTCAGTACGGGCATGGCACCGGTACCGGCGGTTACGTCCAGGGCCAGGATTACATCAACCCCGCGATGAAGCCGATATTTGACCGTATCGCAGATCAAGTATGGAAGGCGGTGACATCCGCATGAGCACCATCGACGAGCGCGTCGTTCAGATGAAGTTCCAGAACGCCGAGTTCCAACAGGGCGTTCAGCAGACGATCCGCTCCCTCGAAGCCCTCAACAAGAGCCTCCAGCTCCAGGGGGCACAGAAGGGTCTCGCGGGGGTCGCGCAAGTCAGCCAGGGCTTCAACCAGAGCATGGCGACCAACCGAGATGCCCTTGGTAGGTTCACCAAGGGTGTCTCCGAAGTCACCGAAAACACCCAGCAGTTCGGGCAGAAGATCGAGGCCAACCGAGGGTTCCTCGAGCGATTTTCTACCGGGGTAACGACTGTAGCCACTGCGGCTCAGACGTTCGGTCACAAGGTCGCTGAGGGTGGGCAGAAGGTCGGCGCCTTCTACGAGAAGATGAAGCAGGGAACTGCTGAAGCCGACAAGCAGAAGAGCTCACTCAAGAACATCGAGGCCGGTGTTCAGAGTCTGGCCGGTAAGTTCACCGCTCTCGGTCAGATAGCCACGGGCGCCTTGCACAACATCGGTGCTCGAGCTGCCGAAGCAGGTCAGAGGCTGGTCAACTCGTTCACATTCGGACCGCTCATGGATGGTTTCCGTGAGTACGAGACGAACATGAACTCGATCCAGACCATTCTGGCCAACACCCAGGCTGCCGGTACAACCCTCAAGGATGTCACCGGAGCACTGGATGAGCTCAACCACTATTCCGACCAGACCATCTACAACTTCTCCGAGATGGCGAAGAACATCGGCACCTTCACGGCTGCTGGTGTTGGTCTGAAGGAATCGACGGCGGCGATTAAGGGTATCGCCAACCTGGCGGCCCTTTCCGGCTCAAACTCTGAGCAGGCGTCCGGCGCCATGTACCAGCTTTCACAAGCCATCTCTTCGGGGACGGTCTCGCTCGAGGACTGGAACTCGGTAGTCAACGCTGGCATGGGTGGTACGGTCTTCCAGCGTGCACTTGCCCAGACAGCCGTCAAAATGGGAACACTTTCTGAGGGAGCGGTCAAGCTCTCCGGGAAGATGAAGAACGTCACGATCGAAGGCGAGTCGTTCCGAAACTCCATCTCTGCAGAGAACGGAGAATCGTGGCTCACGTCCAAGGTTCTGACGGAAACTCTGGCCCAGTTCACGGGTGACCTTACCGACGCCGAACTCGCTGCGCAGGGGTTCAGCAAGGCACAGATCAAGGCCATCCAGGATCAGGCCAAGATGGCGAAGAGTGCCGCTACCGAGGTCAAGACAGCAACGCAGCTCTTCGGAACGTTCAAGGAACAGCTCGGTTCCGGCTGGGCTCAAACCTGGCAGATCATCTTCGGCGACTTCGCCGAGGCCAAGGGTCTGTTCACCGGCATCAGCAATTCCATCGGCGGAGTACTTCAGAAGTCCTCCGACGCTCGGAACAAGATGCTCAAGGAGTGGGACAAGTTCGGCGGGCGTACTGCGCTCATCGATGGCATCACCAACTCCGTCAAGGCCTTGGCGAGTGTCTTCACTCCGATCAAGGACGCTTTCCGACAGATATTTCCGCCCACCACCGGCAAGCAACTTGCCGAGATGACGAAGAACTTCCGGGACTTCACCGAGAAGCTCAAGATCGGTAGTGATACAGCAGACAAACTGAAACGAACCTTTGCTGGCGTATTCGCGGTCTTCGGGATCGTGATCGACGTCGTCAAGGGTGTTGCTGGCGTAATCTTTGATTTGGTCGGGCAGGTCACCAAGGGCTCCGGCGGCTTTCTCAACTTCACCGCTAAGATCGGCGATTTTCTCGTCGCTCTGCGCAAGGGCATCCAGCAGGGTAAGGGACTTGAGAACTTCTTCAAGGGTCTCGGCACCGTGCTCAAGATCCCGATCCAGCTTATTCAGAAGCTGACCGGCTTCCTCGGGTCGTTGTTCAAGGACACCGACTCCAAGGGTGTCGAACAGTCCGTCGCGGGAATATCCTCCAAGCTCGAGCCTCTCGGTCGACTCGGCGAAGTGGCTTCCAAGGCTTGGGAAAAGACCATCACGGTCATGAAGAACGTGAAGGACTTCTTCCAGGACCTCGGTCGTCGCATATCCGAGGTGTTCGAGAACGTTGGTCTCGACGCGGGCACCATGTTCGATGGTCTGAACTTCGACAACATATTGGCGGGGCTCAACACTGGTGCTCTTGCCGGTCTGTTCCTGGTCATCAAGAACTTCCTCGGAGGATTCGGCGGAGGAGGTCTCGGGGGCATCCTCGAAACCATATCCGACGGCATCGAGGACATGACCGGTGTCTTTGGCACCATGCAGAACACTCTTCGGGCTGCGACTCTTCTCCAGATCGCTCTGGCTGTCGGCATCCTCGCGGTGTCGATGAACATGCTCTCCAAGATCGACGCCGAGGGTTTGACTCGAGCAAGCGCCGCCATGACGGTGATGTTCGGTCAGCTCCTGGGCGCCATGGCCATATTCACGAAGTTCATCGGCTTCGGTGGCTTCGCCAAGATGCCGTTCGTGATGGGATCGTTGATCCTTCTCGCGGCGGCGGTTCTTATTCTGTCCAAGGCCGTCAAGGACCTTGCAGAACTGGACTGGAACGAGTTGGCCAAGGGGCTCACGGGTCTTGCCGTGGTCCTCGGTCTGGTAGTGGGCTCCCTCAAGCTCATGCCCAACCCTAAGGGGATGATCTCCACAGGGCTCGGCATGATTGTTCTGGCTGCGGCCATCAAGATCCTGGCCAGTGCGGTTAAGGACTTGTCCGGACTCGACTGGAACGAGCTGGCCAAGGGGCTTGTCGGAGTCGGAGCACTCCTGGGGTCATTGACCCTGTTCACGATGTTCGCCAAAGCCAACAAGGGCGGTATCGCCCAGGCGGCTGGGATCATCCTTCTGGCGGCAGGGATCAAGATCCTCGCCAGTGCAGTGAAGGACTTCTCCAAGATGTCGTGGGGAGAGATCGGCAAGGGCTTGGCAGCTCTGGCCGGTGGACTCATCATCATCTCGGGGGCCCTCAAACTCCTCCCTCCGAACACCGCTCTCGCAGGTGCGGGCATCCTCTTGGTGGCTCTGTCACTGGGCCAGGTCGCCGATGCCCTCGAAGACATGGCCAAGATGTCATGGGGCGAGATCGGGAAGAGCCTGACAGTCATGCTGGGTGCTCTCGGCTTGATGGCGGCAGCTCTGTACGTCATCCCGCCGACTGCTCCGCTCGGTGCGGCTGCGATGTTGATCACGGCGCTTGCCCTACAGCAAGTCACCAATGTTCTCGTCAAAATGTCAGAGTTCTCTTGGGAAGAGATCGGCAAGGCCATGGTCATGCTGGCAGGAACCCTCGGCTTGATCGCCGGGGCCCTGTTCCTTATGACCGGGGCACTTCCTGGGGCAGCAGCGTTGATCATCGTTTCGGCGGCGCTGTGGGTTCTCCATCCGGTCCTCGTTGCATTCAGCGAGATGACCTGGGAGGAGATCGGAAAGGGTCTCGTCATGTTGGCCGGTGCCCTTGTGGTCATCGGTCTGGCGGGTCTTATTCTGGCTCCGGTGGTTCCAGCCATCATCGGTCTGGGTGCAGGCGTCGCTCTCTTGGGCGTCGGCATGTTGGCTGCTGGCGCGGGAGTACTGCTATTCGCTACTGCTCTCACGGCATTGGCTGCGGCCGGTGGTGCTGCAACAGCAATGATCATCGGGATCGTGGCCGGTCTGATCGGTCTTATTCCGGAGGTCATGAAGCAGATCGGCTTGGGTCTCATTGCCTTCGCCCAGGTCATCGCCACCGCTGGACCTACCATCACTGCAGCTCTAGTGACGGTCCTCGAGTCGCTCATCAAGGCGATCGTTCGAGTCACACCCAAGATCGTCGACGCCCTCCTCAAGCTGCTGTTGATGCTTCTCCAGAAGCTTCAGCAGTATGTTCCGAAGATGGTCGACGCCGGTCTCAAGCTGATCACCGGTATCCTCAACGGTATTGCCAACAACGTTGGCAAGATGGCCGAGGCTGCAACCCGAGTCATCACTGAGTTCCTGAAGGCGCTCGGTAAGAACATTCCCAAGATCGTCGACGCCGGTTTCAAGATGGTGATCGACGTACTCAAGGGTGTTCGCAAGGCCGTTGACTCCAACTCTGAAGCACTTGGTCGTGAGGGCGGAAAGCTCGCCGTTGCGATCATCAAGGGTATGGTCAAGGGTATCGGCGCCGGTCTGGGTGAGATCAAGAACGCCGCCATGAACGTGGCGAAGAGTGCTCTCAACAGCGCGAAGGACTTCCTCGGGATTCACTCACCCTCGAAGGAGTTCGAGAAGGTCGGTAACTACGTCAACGACGGTTTCAGAAAGGGTCTCGACGGAAATAAGAAGCAGATCTACGACGCCTTCAACGGCCTGAAGAAGATGCTTCTCGATCTCTCCAAGAGTTCGAAGGCGTCTGCTTCGGAACGGAAGAAGGCCGCTGCGGCATATTCCACTCTGACGAAGTCTCTCAACGACGAGAAGTCGACGCTCGGCAAGCTCGCCGACAAGTACGACACCCTGACCGAGAAGATCAAGAAGGCGGACGAGGCATACCAGGCCGCCATCAAGACTCGGGACGACTACCGCAAGCAGATCACCGACAAGTACTCGGACGTCGCAAGCCCCACGGCAGAGACGACATATTCGAGCTACGTGGAGGAGCTGAAGAAGCAGATCGAGGACACCAAGTTGTTCTCGAACGCGCTTCAGAGGCTGCGTGGGTTCGGTCTCAACGACGAGCTCTACAAGGATCTGTTGGAGCAGGGCCCCAGTGCTCTGCCGTTCGTCAACGAGCTTCTCGACAAGGGCATCGAGGGCGTCAACGAGGTCAACAAGCTTGGCAAGGACCTCGACGCGGCAGGCGCTCATATTGGCAAGATGGGTTCGGACGCGCTCTACCAGGCGGGTGTCGACTCGGCCAAGGGCATATTGAACGGTCTGAAGTCTCAGCAGGCCGCCCTCGAGAAGCAGATGGACGCCATCGCTGCGGCGATGATCAATGCCATCAAGAAGAAGCTCAAGATCAAGTCTCCGTCGCGCGTGTTCATGGAGATGGGCGGATATTCCGCGCAGGGACTCATCAAGGGTCTGGACGAAATGTCCGGTTCTGTCGAACGGTCTGCCGCCCGCACTGGAACGGCTGCCGTCGAGTCTCTTCGTAAGTCGCTCACGGGTTTCTCCGACCTGATCACCAACGACAGCGACATGCGGCCTGTCATCACTCCAGTGCTGGACCTGTCCAGCGTCCGGAGGGACGCCGCCGGGATCGGCGCGATGTTCGGTTCTGCCGATATTCCTACCGACTCGGCATACGCCAAGGCAAAGTACGTCGCCTCTGGCTTCGCGTCCAACCAGGCTGCAATGGACGATATTCCGGCTGGAGGGTCGGTCTCGTACGTCCAGAACAACTACTCGCCCAAGGCACTGTCCTCGGCCGAGATCTACCGCAACACCAAGAACCAGTTGTCTACAGTGAAGGGAGCCCTGGCTACCAGTGCTAACACGGGTGGAAGTCCGTAACATTCAGGGCGACCTTTTCAAGCTGGTCCTGGATGACCCCTCTTCGGGGTACATCGTTGCGGATATTGACGGGCTGGGTCCAGTGAAGGCCACGCTGGTGTCATCGAGTTTCGCAGGCATGGACGGTGAGCAGTATCAGTCCAGCCGTCGTGACGCTCGGAACATCAAGCTCAAGCTTGAACTGGACCCGGACCCGGCTACCGACACGGTATGGAGTCTGAGGGACAAGCTCTACGATTTCTTCATGCCGAAGTTGCAAATCACCCTGCAGTTCTTCCGCGAGGATGGGCTCGTAGTCGAGATTCCGGGCGTCGTCGAGACGTGCGACCCGGATCACTTCGCGCAGGAGCCGACGATGGATATTTCCATCATGTGCTTCAAGCCGGACTTCTACGAGCTCACCTCGCGGACGATCGACACTCTGCTCACCACGGACACCACTGCGACGTACTTCGACTACGAGGGTACGGCGGAGACTGGTGTCATATTCGAGCTGACTGTCGACCGGGCGGTAGACGAGCTCACGGTCTACCACCGGATTCCCAGCGGGGAGATCCAAACACTCACCTTCGACAATGCTCCTCTGATCGCCGGGGATATTCTGACCATCAGTACGGTCGCCGGTGACAAGAGGGCGACTCTGAACCGTGGAGGAACCATCAGTTCGGTTCTCTACGGAATCTCGCCACAGTCCAAATGGATCGAGCTGCAGCGAGGGAGTAACGGAATCCGGATGTACGCCACCGGGGCGGCCATACCCGTCACCATGACGTACGTCCCTCGATATGGAGGATTGTGATGGAGGCTTACACCCTCGACCCTCTCCTCCGCCGTCAGGAAGTCATCGATCAGTTCGAATCTCTCATCTGGACTGAGCGGTATCAGGCCTACGGCGACTTCGAGATGGACATATTCTCCAACTCTCGGAGTCGTACGCTCCTCAAGACCGGAACCAAGCTAGCCATGAACGAGTCACATCGGATCATGACTGTGGAGACGGTCGAGGACTCGCACGACTCCGAGGGTCGGAAGATGCTCAAGGTCAAGGGTCGATCCATCGAGAGCATCCTCGAGGACCGGATCGCAAAGGAGTCACTTTCCGATCTGACCACGTCACCGAAGTGGACCATCACGGACACCCCGGCGAACGTGGCTCGGAAGATCTTCCACGATATTTGCGTTCTCGGGATTCTCGATCCCATGGACGTCATCCCCTTCATCAACGAAGGGACGTTCATGCCTGAGGACACCATCGCGGAACCGGTCGATCCGATCACCGTGGAGCTGGACCCGACCACGGTCTACAACGCGCTCACTGAAATTTGCAGCGTCTGGAACCTCGGTTTCAGGATGCTTCGGTACTACGACACGTCCCAGCTATATTTCGATGTGTACACTGGCAGCGACAGAACCACGTCTCAGACGCTTCTGGCTCCTGTCGTCTTCACCCACGAGCTTGACAATCTCCAGAACATCAAGAAGCTCACCACCATCGAGAAGGCCAAGAACGTAGCGTATGTATATTCTCCTGCTGGTTTCCAGAAGGTGTACCCAGTGGGCGTCGAGCCTGACGTCAACGGTTTCGAACGCCGTATCCTGGTGGTGAATGCCACCGATATTACGGCCGACAACCCCAACGTCGAATCGGCTCTACTCCAGAGAGGCCGCGAAGAGCTGGCCAAAAACCAGGCGATCCAAAGCCTCGACGGAGAGATCAACCAGTTCAGCCAGTACAAGTACGGGACGCACTACAATCTCGGCGATATTGTCGAGATGCGTAACGACGACGGCGAAACCAACAACATGCGGGTGACGGAACAGATCTTCGTGTCTGACCGTGAAGGCGAGCGCACATATCCGACGCTCACCGTGAACACCTTCATCACGACGGGATCGTGGCTGTCCTGGATGAACAACAAGGTCTGGCAGGATCTCGCCGACGACCCGACGACTTGGTCGGAACAGCCTTGATATTTGTAAGGGAGGTTGTACATGGCTGAAGGAGATCAGGCACTAGCCGCTAACTTTCCGGTAGTTCCGGAGACTGGCGAAGAAGGACGAGTTCGCTGGGGTGCTCGGGAGATCAACCGCACTCGAGACTTCATCGCTCAGGTGAAGGCACTCATCCCCACCGGCAAGGCTGGATTCCGAACGGCGGGTGGCATATCCTCCGGGACGGCTGACCCGACCGGCGGTAACGACGGCGACATCTACTTCAAGATCATCAGCTAGGGGGTGCCGTGGCCGATTACAAGAAGACAACCGGAAGCGCCGGTCTTGGCTACTTGATGATCCGCGACACCGGAACCGACGTTGAGTTCTACTTTCGAGCGGGATATTCGTCGGACTGGTGGAACGGGATGCCGTTCAACTGGACCGCCAACGGAACGACCACCAGTAAGAAGATCAACTATCCGACTGGTCGGCCGCTCTACAAAGTCGGTGAAGTCCGGGTCACCAAGTCCCAGACAGTCACGTTTCGTCTGACCGACGGTTCCAGCGCGTCTGGCATCGGTGGGCCTACGTCGTTCAGTGTGGCCATCAAGAGGGCCACAGTACCGGCGAAGCCCACGACTCCCGTCATATCCTCGATCACTGCGACGTCGGTCTACGCGACCTTCTCGGACGGATCGAACGGCGGGGCCTCGATCAACTCGAGGCAGATCGGTTACGGCACCAGCTCAACATCACCGCAGAAGTACGTAACTTCGGACAGGTCCACGACCATCACCGGGCTCTCCCCGGGAACGACGTACTACTTCTGGGCCAGGACCCACAACTCCGAGGGATATTCGGCGTGGTCCGGTCGAGCCACTGCTAAGACACTCAAGGTTCCGGATGCTCCAACAACCCCATTGTTGGCGGCGGTTCGCATGACGAGTGTCGACGTCGCGTTCAGCGCGAACGGTAACGGTGGCTCTTCGATCACGGGCTACGAGGTCGGTTACAGCAAGACTGCCACAGGTGACCCGACTTCGACTGTTACGGCAAAGTCGCCGATGACCCTCACGGGTCTAGAACCAGGCACCACATATTTCTTCCGAACCCGAGCCAAGAACTCGGTCGGGTGGAGTGTGTGGTCGTCAGCCAGCAGCATCAAGACCATTGCGGGAGCCTACGTCAAGGTAGGCGCCGTGTGGAAGCTTGCGGTTCCCTACGTGAACGTTGGTGGCGTGTGGAAACTCGCCGAACCATGGGGCAAAAGCGTAGGGGTCTGGAAGAGAACGACATAGCACAGGCATATTTAGGGGAGGGTCCGTATGGAGACATGGCTGCAGTTGGCCCTGACTTCGCTCGTAACACTTGGCGCTTCATCGGGCTTCTGGGCCTACGTGCAGCACAAGGACCGAGCTCGGTCGGCCACTACGCGGCTCCTGATGGGGATGGCCTACGACACCATCACCACGTTGGGTATCGCTTACATCGAGCGAGGGTGGGTCACCAAGGACGAGTACGAGGAACTGCGCAAGTACTTCTTCGAACCGTACAGAGCCCTCGGCGGAAACGGCGTCGCCGAGCGGGTCATGAACGAGGTCTCGCACCTGCCGTTCAGATCTCACAGCCGCTACTCCGAGATATTTCGGAACCGAGAGAACGAGGGAACGATCAACCATGTCCGAGTCGTCACACGCCAAGAGCAAGACGCCCCTTCTGGGTGACAAGGCCTACGGTGTACTGAAGTACACGGCCGCAATCGTACTCCCGGCGGTGAGCGCGCTATATTTCACGCTCGCCCAGATCTGGGGCCTCCCGAACGCGGAGGAAGTCGTCGGAACGATCGCGGCGGCCAACGCCTTCATGGGACTCCTGCTCGGGGTCTCGACGGTCTCGTACAACAACAGCTCGGTCGCCTACGATGGCACGATCAAGCTCGACGGTAACCAGATGGCGTCCATCCAGCTCCACCACGAGTCGCCTTCGAGCTTCGTCAACAAGCCCGTGGCGATCCTCAAGATCGAGAACGAAGAGTAGGGATATTCATGCTCGGTAACGAGGAGATCGAGAACCGTCTCGGCTTCCACAAGGCCACCATCGAGGGAGACAACGCGACACTCCCGAAGCACGCCCAGGTACGCAAGCTCTTCCGGGAGTTCGCGGGGCGACTCGACGAGATACTCGAGGATGGCCGAGCGAAGGACGTGTTCTGGGAGCGTCTCGAGGACGCATCGATGTGGTCGCACAAGGCCATCGCGGAGAAGGCACCGCTCATCAGCGAGTAACACTAGGTCGCAGGGGTCGCATATTTTACACGCCCTATAGTGAGACCCCTACGGAAGGAACAGCTTTGCCCAAGATGCTGAAGTTCAAGACGTCGGAGCCGAACGACCTCCAGAAGGAGATCAAGCGACTGTTCGAAAAGCTGGCAAACACGCCGGAGGACAGCGATGAGTACAACCGCGTAAGCGACCAGTTGGCCAAGCTCTACAAGCTGCAGGAAGTAGATTCCAAGCAGAAGGTGAGCAAGGACCAGTGGGTCGCCGCGCTGTCGTCCATCGCTGGCATCCTGATTGTTGTCGGCTACGAGCACGCTCACGTGATCGCCTCCAAGGCAGCGCTCAGCTTCGTCAAGAAGTGACCTTCACCACCTGAGAAAGCGTCCCAACCAGGACGACCGGACGGGCGGCGTGTAGACCCTAACAAGGTTTACACGCCGTCTGTTTTTTGCCTAATAGCTCTCTCTGGGGCCCTTTAGACCAGTATCGCACATATTACAAGGCCTATAGTGAGACCCTTACCTAGAAAGGCTGTTGGCTATGACCATCGCTATCGCTGCTCTGCTCGGTGTCATCGCAGGAATCTGCGCCCCCTATATCCTGAACCGGAAGAAGAACCGTCATCAGGCTGAAGACCTCGAAGTCCTCGGCCGTATGCAGTTCATCGACGGGTTCACGGCTGGGTGGGACAGAGCCTTCGAGACCATCGACCAGACCGTCGCGCAGTGCGAGAGCATATCTGAGACCAAGAAGGACTGAGTTTCAGCCCGGACCCCTACATGGGGTTTGGGTTTCGTAGGGTCGCATATTTTGCAAGGTCTATAGTGAGACCTACGAAAGGATCGTCATGAACGAGAAGCTGAACAAGCTCAAGTCGAAGATCAAGAAGCACCTCCCCGAAATCGCCACCGTTGCAGCACTCGTTGCGGCTGCGTCATACGCCTTCTACTCGAAGGGTTCCCCTCAGACCAAGGAGGAGCCCGAAGAGCACAAGACGTTCCGCATCGCCCTGAACGACTGCTGCTTCGAGGAGCTGAAGAGCGGAGACTCCGTCTTCTGGGACTTCGACAACGCCACCATCGACCTCGCATACGACCCGGATTGCTGATCTGAGACCCGACCCCGCAAGGGGTTTGGGTTTACGCCGTTAGGGGTCTCGCAAGGATTACACGCCCTATAGTGAGACCCCTAACGGAAGGCCTACCAATGCTGCACAAGCAGATTCTCGAGCTTACTTCGCTCCAGATGTTCGGACTTCGTTACCTCGACCTCGAGTCGTTCGAGATGCTCATGGGCTACATCGCCCACATCTCCGAACACCTCAAGGCCGGTCGCGTAACGTCGCCTGAGCAGATGATCGAAATCGCCGTGAACTACTTCGCTGACAATGGTGCGTTTGACGAGTGAGCTCAAGACCCGACCCCGCAAGGGGTTTGGGTTTACGCCGCTAAGGGTCAAAATGAGAGTGATTCTCTAGAGGTCTCGCAAGCTTTACAAGGCCTATAATGAGACCCCTACGAAAGGATCGTCATGCCCGTTTACTCGTTTGGCAAGGACAGCCCCCTGAAGTTCGAGCTCTCCGAAGACTACGTCAAGCTGTTCAACAGCGCGACCCTCGAATTCCTCGACGCCCAGAAGCGGTTCATGGAGCGGACCGGTACCCGTTGGTACCCGACCCAGCCCATCAGCCTCCGCTGGACGAAGGAGCAGATGGACGCGTTCAACCAGTTCGACGTCATCCTTCAGGAGGCGCTCGAGAAGCACGGGAGCCCCGTCCTCGAGAGCGATATTCACGAAGACATCCTCATCGAGAACTAATCTCAAGCCCGGACCCCTGCATGGGGTTTGGGTTTCGTTGTCAGGGGTCGTCATATTCCGGGGAGGGAACCATGAACGGAAAGCTCTTCTTCGCGCTTGTGGTGGTTGGAGCCGTTGCATCATCGGTAGTGGGGACTACTCTTGCTCGGCGGCGGTATCAGCGAAGCTTCGACAAGAACGCACGCATCCGCACGTACCACAAGGCGTTCGAAGACCAGATGCGGATGTACGAGGACGACCCGAAACGGCGGGTGGAGTCGGTCATTTTCTGGAAGCAGATCGTCGACGACGAGATGTTCTGACGGGTCTTCGCATATTTTACACGGCCTATAGTGAGACCCCTACCGATTGGACACCACTATGTTCTTCAAGAAGAAGGCCGTCCAGTTCACGATCGTCGACAAGCCCAAGTACCCGAAGGCGAACGACACCACTCCCGAAGAGACCCATATTCTTCACCCCGACTCCGTCAAGGCCATCGCCGACCACGGAAAGACGTTGGTGAAGCATGTCGCTCTCGCCGCGATTGGCGTCTACGCCGCCGTCAAGGCCATCGACACCGTGAGCCAGATCGCCGTCAAGAAGACCAAGAGCGCCGACCAGGACTGAACTCAGACCCGGCCCCCTACATGGGGTTTGGGTTTCACCTAAGAGTGGGTCGCATATTTTACACGCCCTATAGTGAGACCCCTACCCCTCTTAGATTGGAACCAACAATGACCCCCAAGACGAAGCTCATCGTTTCTGTCGGCCTGGCTGTTGTCGGCTTCGCTCTGGTCAAGTGGGAGGACCACAAGAACGCTAAGGCGGCTGCCAAGAATGACGATATTCTGAAGCAGCAGGCCGAGCAGCTTGAGGCCCTCGAGAAGACCACGGCGGAGACGAACGACATGCTCGACCGCAAGATCGAGAACGCGAAGTTCTGGCTCATCGTTACCGAAGACGAGAACTGACCTCGAACCCGACCCCGCAAGGGGTTTGGGTTTCGTCATATCCTCGCAAGAATTACACGCCCTATAATGAGACCCCTACCCCTCAAGATTGGACATCCCATGAACGAGAAGAAGAACGAGAAGTTCGCCTCCCTCAAGCAGAAGATCAAGACCTACGCCCCCAGCGTGATCGCCTTCACCGCAGCCGCCGCCTCCACGGTGCTCGTGCTCAACTCCATCAAGAACGCCGCCCAGGCGTCCGAGATCGAGGTCGAGCTCGTGCCCCTCCCGGAGGTGACCGGCGACGACAAGAAGGCGCTCCTGGAGCGCGAGGACCTGATCGTTCAGCAGAGCGAGATGGACGACGTCTACTACCTCTCCGTCATGAACAACACCAACTCCGAGAACTGACCTCAACCGCCCCGACCCCGCAAGGGGTTTGGGTTTCGCTTTCCAAATTTTCCCGGGCGGGTATTTTGGGCAGAACCTCGCAAGAATTACATGCCCTATAATGAGACCCGTACCCTTTAGATTGGAAACTTCTCATGGACAACAACACCTCCACCGAATCCCAGGACATCAACCTCGGCAAGGAGATCGCCAAGGCTTTCGCCGTGGGCACCGCACAGTCGGCTGCCTCCGTCGTCGGCCTGCTGGTGATCGGCTACGCCTACTCGAAGTACCTGGACAAGAAGGAGGCCAAGAAGGCCAAGAAGAACGCCAAGACCGAGAACTGACCTCAAAGCCTGAACCCCGCAAGGGGTTTGGGTTTCGCCTGGGAGGGGGATATTTCGATGGAACCGCCGAAGCTGGTGACACTGCTTCCCGAAAAGGAAGAAGAGGTCGTCGAGGAGGAACCCTTCTGGGACCCTCCGTTCCGACGTGTCGTCATCAACCTGGTCGTCGTACTGGGTCTCAAGGTCGCTACCGGGATCGCCATGAAGAAACTGGCGAACTCGGTCAAGGCATATTCCAAGGGGAGCGAAGCATGAACGAAGGTCTGAAGAGGCTCAAGGAAGAGTTCAACGAGAACCCGGTCGCTGTCATCGGCGTCATTTCCGTGGCGCTCGCGGCGGCGGGGAAGGTCATCAACGCGGTCGGCGCCTACCAGGGCCGCCGGGCCTACGCCAAGGACGTCAACCGCCGAGTCAAGAAGTCGAAGAGGTACCCCTATGCAGGCTAAGGTCGAACAGCCCGATCCGAACTACCCGCTGGTCTGGGTGACCGCGACCCCAAACGCCATCGAGGCGGGCATCGCCGATATTCTCGAGAAGAAGCGCATCACGCTCCTCGGGATGTGGGGGCCCGACTCGAACAACACCCCTGGCATAAGGGTAGCTCCCGCCCTGCTCGAGGACGAGCACAAGAAGCCGACGAGGCGTCGGACCCGCAAGGGCTGAAGCGTCCTCGCAAGAAATACACGTCCTATAATGAGACCCCTACCTCTAACCAGATTGGACGTGTTATGAACGCCGCCAAGAAGGCCCTCACCTCCGCCAAGGACAAGATCGTCGAGAACAAGACCAAGATCCTCGCAGTCACCACCGTTGCCGCCACCGGCGCGGCGGTACTGCTGAAGATCGGTCTGAAGCAGCACGACGAGTTCCTCAAGGAGAAGGGCCTCTACGACGAGTTCTACACCCCCGAAGACGACGAGAACTGATCTCAAGACCCACGCCCCAGCGCACCCGCGCATGGGGTTTGGGTTTCGCTAGGGATATTCACGGGACACCTCGCAAGAATTACAAGTCCTATAATGAGACCCCTAACGATTGGAGACCCAGTCATGTCCGAGAACCCCACCTCGAAGAAGCCCTCCTTCCTCACGCGTGCCATGCAGGCCGTGGAGGCGAAGAAGGCCGAGATGGCTTCCGACAAGGGCGAGCCCACCTCCGAAGAGGCTGCTGGAAAGCAGGCCCTGAAGAAGTTCGCGCTCGTCACTGCCGGAACCATCGCGGCCACCGTCGCCACCATCGTGCTGATCAACAAGCTCAGCGCTGAGGACGACGAGGACGGCTTCGAGCAGGAGACCAACGACACCGACGAGACCCCCACCGAGAACTGATCTCAAGACCCACGCCCCAGCGCACCCGCGCATGGGGTTTGGGTTTCGCCATATTCGAAAGGGCTGCCCCCTGTGTTCGGTGAAGTGATGGGTAAGACGAAAAACCAGCTCCGACGCGAGGTTCTGGTGATGAGGCTGCGACAGCTCAAGCGCCATATTCCGGCCATCGCCGGAGCCGTCGGGACGATCGCCGCCACTGCCATCGCGGTGCACTACAAGCACGAGGCCGAGAAGCTCGAGTCCTTCAACGTGGACAACGAGTGGACGGACATCCCGGTCCCCCAGCACCTGATGGACGCTCTGGAGGACGGCCACACCCTGCACTACCGCCAGGTCCGCATCGATGACGAGACCTGCTACTCCCAGTACAGCTCCAGCGCGAAGGGGATCGGCTTCACCCCCGAGCTGGACGAGCGCTTCGAGGAAGCGAAGAAGGAGAGAGACAATGCGTAAGACCCTGATCATCCCGGTGGCTGCGCTTGCCTCCATATCCTTGCTGACCGCCTGCGGTGGTTCCAGCGACTCCGACTCGAAGGCTCCCAAGAGCTTCGTCGGAGACTGGTACCAGACCAACAGCTCGGACGACGGCGTCTACATGACGGCCTCGGTGAGCGCGAACGACTCCATCCAGATCACCATGAAGACGCGCGACAGCAGCGCCGTCTACTGGATGGGTTCGTTCCAGGTCTCGGACAAGAAGACGTCGGACTCGTTCAAGCTCGAGTCCAAGGCCGACCCGGACGCCCAGAAGTGGATGGCGTCGTCCATATTCGGCTCGCAGGACAAGTCGAAGATGTTCGAGTACAAGAACGGCGACATCAGCTACAAGTTCACCATGGTCGGCGTCACCAAGACCGTTCACCTCTCGAAGACCGAGTCCATCCCGTCCGACGAGAACGCGGCGGCCCCGGAGGTCGACATCGACATCCACAAGCCCAAGAAGGTGAAGACGCCGAAGCCCGCGTCCCCTCCGAAGGCACCCCCGGCCATCAAGAGCCCGGTCAAGAAGTAGATCCACTCGCACCAGAATCGCCAGCACGGCGACACGACAGGAGCTTCAACCATGGACTTCAGCGCGCTGTTCCAGCGTGCAGGTAAGGTCGCCGCGAACAACTCTCCGGCGATTCTGACCGCACTGGGTGTCACAGGCACCCTCACCACCGCATATCTGGCCGCCAAGGGTGCGTTCCAGGCTGCGAAGGTACTCCGCAAGGCGGAGGAAGAGATCTCCACTCCCGAAGAGGCGGAGAAGTTCAACTCGATCCAGGGCAAGGCCGAGCTCACCTGGAAGGTCTATATCCCGGCGGCGACCTGCGCGGCGATGACCGTCACGGCGATCATCTGCGCCAACCGTGCGAGCGAGCGACGAGCGGCTGCCATGGCATCGGCCTACGCCTTCGTCGAGAAGAGCTTCAAGGAGTACCGAGAGAAGACGGTCAAGAAGGTCGGCAAGAAGAAGGAGCAGGAGATCAGGGACGAGATCGTCCAGGATCGCATCACGGAACATCCGCCGAGCCAGACGGTTCTCGCTCTCGCCGCTCAGCAGGGGAGCGTCCTCTGCTGGGACAAGTGGTCGGACCGATATTTCGTGAGTGACATGGAGTCGATCCGCAAGGCGGTCAACGACTTCAACCACGAGCTGATCAACAGCACGCACCTGTCGCTCACGGAGTTCTACCACCTGCTCGGCATGACACCGATCGGCAACTCCGACGATCTCGGATGGGACTCGAACGACAAGCTCGAGCTCCACTACACGACGGCGCTCACGAAGAACAACGTACCGTGTCTCGCCATCGATTTCGTCAACCGGCCGAACCACCGATACGCCCAGCTCTATTGAAGAGATCCTGAGACGACGTTCTGTGCCCCCATTCGTCGAGAGTGGGGGTCCAACCACAACGTCTACTGGGTAGCCGCGTACCACTACCACACCAGCAACCCGAACGATATTTTCGGAAACTGAAGGAGCCCAAAAGCATGTCGAACAACAAGAACGCCGCCAAGGTCACCGCCGAGTCCGTCGCCGCCCAGGCCGCCGAGGAGAACCTGGTCGTCCCGACCCAGAAGAACGAGAACTCCGACAAGCCCGTCGAGGTCGTCGAGGAGACCACCGAGGTCGTGGAGCTGGAGGTCGTCGAGGGCGACAAGAAGTCCTTCAAGGAGCGCCTGGTCGGCGTGACCGAGAAGCTCAAGGAGAACAAGAAGGTCGTCGCCGGGGTGGCCGTCTCCGTGGCCCTGGCCGCCGTGGCCTTCGCCAAGTTCGCCGCGAAGCAGACCACCGAGGAGACCGAGGAGACCGAGGAGGACGTCGAGTCGCAGTTCGTCTACGACGACGAGCTGAACCCGGCCGTCGACCCGGTCACCGGCGAGGTCGTCAAGGACGACGAGTCCGCCGCCTGATCGACACCCGCTGAAGGTCGGGGCGGTACGTGGGAGTCATATTCTGCGTGCCGCCCCTTCCGCTTGTTAAATCGAAGAGAAACGAGAAAGCAATGCCCGTCCGCAAGATCATCAGCCACCAGACCCCCGACGGAACCGACGTCCAGTCCGAGTGGTACTTCTCCCTCGGCAAGACCGACATGGCCGAGATGGAACTGGCCCACATGAAGGACCCCGGCACGTACCTCAAGGAGATCGTCGAGAACGAGGACAGCCGCCGGATGCTCGACCTCTGGCAGGAGATGCTGTTCCGCTCGGTCGGCATCCGCGAGGACGACCTCATCATCAAGGACGCGAGCGTCATACGGCGCTTCAAGGGGTGCGGCGCCTACGAGGCGTTCTTCGCCGAGCTGGTCGAGATGCCCGACGCCGGGTTCTCCTTCTTCATCTCGATCATGCCCGCCGACATCCAGAAGAAGATCGCCGAGAGCGAGCCCGAGCAGCGGGAGTACTCCGACGAGGAGCTCCTCGCCATGGACGAGGTCGACTTCCGGCGTATCGCGGGTCCCAACGAGAAGGACTGGGACCGGCGGTACCTGATGCTCGGCATGCGCCGCAAGACGATGCACAAGGCGGCCTGACCGCCGATGATGAACGGGGCGACCAGCAATGGCGACGGTGGGAGGGGTCTCCCGAAGCCATATTCCGGATGCTGGTCGACCAAACGACAGCCGTAGCTCATTCCTCCCCCAGTTTGAGGAACATGTGCCCCGCTCATCGCGCCATATTTGTAACCGGTATCGAAGGGAAGCAAGCGCCATGGCTCATAAGACCAAACCGAACTGCTGCCCCAACTGCAACAAGACGCACGAGGAGTGCTCGGACAAGAAGGCCTGTCCCAAGTGGGAGGTCTCTCTGCACGTCTGCAAGATCTTCGGTACCAGACCGCAGCGACCGCTCTCGCCGCGACGACGCATCACCAAGTGACTTCAGGGGTCTCGCATATTTTACAAGGCCTATAGTGAGACCCCTACCGATTGGACACCCTCTCATGCTCAAGCCCCAGAACAAGAAGGACATCGTCAAATTCCTCGTAGCTGGTGCCTTCGCCGTTCTTCTCTCGAAGATCGAGAAGGGCATCAACAACAAGGCTGACGAGTACTTCGGCCCTGACGAAGAGCCCAAGAAGGAACTGACCGCGTAACAATCATTTCCCAACCCCGCAAGGGGTTTGGGTTTTTCGAAAGGTAGCCATGGATTTCCCTGGTAACAGCCACACGTCGAAGATGCAGGCCTCCAAGGAGGACGCGGGTACCACGGAAAACTCCGAGGCACCCAAGAAGATAGAACCGGTCGACGTCAAGGGCAAGGTCACGCCCCGCAAGAAGTCCATCGGACGCCAGATGCGAGAGATGTTCGTCGACGAGGGCGAGAACCTCCGCGACTGGTTCGTCAAGGACATGCTGATGCCCACGATCCGGGGGATGATCGTCGCGGCGTTCGGTCAGGTGACGACCGGCTTCCAGCAGGCGCTCGAGGAGAAGCTGAACCCCGGCGAGCGCCCCAGCATCACCCGTCCTCCCACGGGCACCACACACGTCCCCTACAACCGCTTCTCCTCCAACGCTCCGGTCATCCGGACGATGGGGAACGCGGCCCCGGTGACGCAGTCCGGTACCTATCAGCCGAGGGTTGTCCGCCGGTCGAACTCCGTTCAGCAGTTCGCGTTCGAGTCCCGGCAGGACGCCGTCAACATCCTCCTCTCGCTCGAGGGGCTGATCGAGAAGTACCGGCACGCCACGGTCGGTGACTACTACAACCTCATTCCCGGCGTGGTCCCCAAGAGCACCGACGAGGAATGGGGCTGGTTCAACCTGAACCGCGCTCGTCCGGTACCACTGCCTGACGGCGGTTACGGGATCACCTTCCCGGAGCCCGAGCCGATCGACACCGGACAGTAGGCGCCCCACAGCCATGTCCAGTGACATATTCCAGAAGAGGGAGCTGATCAAGAAGGCCTACCCCCACAGCAAGACCTGGCCCTCGAAGGTAAGCAAGATGCCCGAGGGCCAGGTCATGGCCATATTCTTCAGACTCAAACGGCAGGGGAAGATCTGATGAAGTCCCGTGCCTCTCGGCACAGAAGAGTTTTCGACAGAACCAATCCGAACTGGAACAGCAAGGATCGCTGGATGAATGCGGTGTTCGTACAGGACGCGCAGGAGAAGGCGAACCATATTCTCCGGACCCGTGGTCACGTTTCGCTGAACGAGGTATTGACACTCCTCGGTTTCGAGAAGGACCGATGGGGTGAGATGATCGGGTGGATTCGAGACTCGGAAGAAGGCGACGGGTACATCGATTTCGGTGTATGGGCGCACGGATTCGCCGAGGGCCGGGACTGGACGCGCGGCAAAGTCGACTTCAAAGCCCTATATTTCAACGTCGACCGATCCGACGACCCCCTGACGTACCGAATACGCAAGTTGAAAGAGGAGGGGAAACTCCAATGGGAATGCGATTCGCCGCCGGTGTCGTGGTCGGAACGCTGTTCGGCCGCACCGCTCTTCGGATGACCACCAGGGTTATTCCGAAGTCGGTGCGCGACAAGGTCTTCGACAAGACCGTCGAGAAGGCTTCCGCGTTCACGGTCAGGCGCATCGAGAGCGCCATGAGCTACGGAGAGCGGAAGATGTGGGAGTGGTCCGGCGAGGAGCGCCCCACCGACGACGGCAAGTACCGGAGGTACCGACGATGAACAACCTGCCCAAGGCCTACAACGAGCTGATGGAGCGTCTGCTCGAGCCGGAGGACCGGAGGAAGCTGGAGATCGTCGTCGGAGCGATGCTCACCGGTGGACCTCCGCAGACCGTACTCATCAGCGGACCGGTCAGGTCCGGCAAGACGACTCTGATGAAGATCGTCAAGCGCCTCATCACCCTGACCACCTTCGCCACGGGAAGCCCGAGGGTGCTCTTCCAGCACGACGGCTTCCACTTGGTCGAGCTCGCACAGCCGACCTTCGTGTTCGCCGAGACGCATATTCTCCCGAGGGAGATGCCCGGCGCCGTCTTCATCCAGACCACCGGCGACCGTCTGCCGGTCAACAAGTACTACGTGCTCATGGACCTGATCGACTCCGAACTGGACGAGATCGCCGAGCACTGCATCCGCACCTACCACAACGCCCAGGAGAACAACCGATGAGCCTCAAGTCCATGAGGAACCGTGTCACCGGAGCCATGGCCCGGCAGACCCTCACCGTCAAGACCCATTCGCCCGTCCTGCTGCTCGGCCTCGGCGCCGTCGGCTTCACCACCACGGTCGTCCTCGCCTGCCGCGCGACCCTCAAGCTGAGCGACGTCCTCGAAGAGGGCAACGAGCTCCTCAACAAGGTCGACGTGAAGACCGAGAACGAGGACGAGGACGAGGAGGTCAAGAAGAAGGCGAAGATCGGCGCCAAGCTGCAGGTGGCCATCCGCGTCGCCAAGCTCTACGCCCCGTCCGTCGCCATCGGCCTCGGCACCCTCACCGCCATCACCGGCGCTCACGTCATCCTGACGCGTCGCAACACCGCTCTCACCGCTGCCCTGGGCGTCGCCACCAAGACGTTCCAGGACTACCGCGCTCGGGTCGTCGAGGACCAGGGCACCGAGAAGGACCTCGAGTACCGCTGGGGCACCGCCGAGCGTGAGGTCGTCGAGGAGACCGAGACCGGTCCGGTCACCACGGTCCTGAAGGGTCTCGACCAGGAGGCCATCAAGAAGGAGATCGCCGCTGGGTCGGTCTACGCCCGTCTGTTCGACGAGGACCACGAGGACTGGTCGGAGTTCCCGCACCAGAACCAGACGCGCATCGAGAACGTCCAGAACATGGCGAACACGCTCCTCCGCGTCGACGGCTTCGTCACGCTGAACCAGGTCTACGAGATGCTCGGCTTCGAGCGCACCGCCGCCGGTCAGGTCGTCGGCTGGGTCGTCAACCCCAAGGACGGCCGTGGTGACGGCGTCATCGACTTCGGCGTCTGGAACGAGGGCGTGTACGAGGGCAAGAAGTGGATCAACGGCAACAAGCAGGCGATCCTGCTCGACTTCAACGTCGACGGCGAGATCCTCAGCCTGATGAAGCAGGTCTGAGGACCTGAGGGGGAGTGATCGAAGTGTTCACCAAGCTGCTGTGGGCGGCGCTCGGAGCGGCGGCGGGATATTACGTCGCCAAGACGCAGCTCCACGACTACTACGAGACGCGTCTCCGCAAGGAGGCCGAGGACGCCCAGTATTTCTTCAAGGAGAAGTACGAGGCGAAGCTGGAGCAGGAACTCAACAAGGTCCTCGGCGCGAGGGTCTCATATTCGGACGGCTCCGGTAAGACGGAGTGGGACCCGGAGTGGGAGAAGTCCCTCAAGGGTGACGACGAGGGCGAGCCGGAGGTGTCGAGCGAAGATCTCCCGGCCAGCATCATTTCCGAGGAGGCCGCTGAGGCACTGACGAACTACCAGGGCATTTCCTCGGCTCCGTCCACGCTCGCCCAGGAGCTGGTTCAGTCCCAGATCAGGACCAAGGTCGAGGAGGCGACGACCATCGACGAGGAAGCCCAGGAGGCGGAGAAGCTGGACACCGCCACCAACACCGAGCCCGGTCCGCGCCTCATCAACTTCACGATGTACGACGCGAACGAGAACGACTACCAGCAGGCCACGGTGACATATTTCGCCGCCGACGGCGAAGTGGCCGACGAGAACGACGAGAAGGTCTCGAAGGAGCTCGTCCAGAAGCACATCGGGTTCTACAACCTCGAGCAGCTCGGCGAGCACCGGCAGACCATCTATGTCCGGAACGACCGGTTCAAGATGGACTTCGAGATCGTCTGGGACGGCCGCAGCTCCGAGAGCGTGATCGGCAACTAAGGGAGTTGACTACAGGATGAGCGCCCAGCTTGATGAGTCATATTTCGCGCGGCTCTACAAGCAGGTCGCCGATCCGGAAATCCCGGACGGGCCGCTGACCTACTGGCGGCTCCTCAAGATTCTGTTCAAGAAGGAATTCGTCGCGGTTGTAGAATACGACGAAAACCGCATCGAAGACGGGAAGGCTCTCCGAATCCGGTTTCTGGAGGAAGAGGGCCTTCCCATCGATGTGGACCCTGATTGGATGAGTCTGGGGTGCTCATTTCTGGAGCTGATGATCGGACTTGCGCAGAGGCTTGAGTTCGAAGCCGACGGCACTGTCCATTACTGGTTCTGGAAGCTCATGAGCAATATCGGGCTCGACGGGTACCACGATCGGCGAAGACTGTCTAGAACACATATCGACAACGTTCTCGAAGACGTAATACACAGGCACTACAGCCCGGCCGGGGAAGGCGGATTCTTCCCACTGCAGTACCCATGTACGGATCAGCGCATAGTTGAACTCTGGGATCAACTAAGCGCGTACGTACTGGAGCGGGGGCGAGCTGAGTGAAAGGAGGATAGATGGAATCGAAACTGGATTTCTTTCAGGTGTGCACAAAGCCTCCCCGCAAGGAAGGCGAACCGGTGGAGATCTACCCCGACTTCATCGTCGGGAACTCCAAGGACCTCATGGTCCGTGGGCAGTCGTTCTACGCCATGTGGAACGAGAAGGAGGGTCTCTGGTCCACCCGCGAGTACGACGTCAAGGACGCGGTGGACGAGGCCCTTCTGGCCTACGCGGCGAAGTTGAAGGAAGCCGGTACTCCGTGCAACGTGAAACTCCTCCGCTCTCACAACTCCAAGCAGTGGACGCAGTACAAGCAGTACCTCAAGAACGCCAGCGACGACGCCAAGCAGCTCGATCGGAAGCTGACCTTCCTCAACACCGAGGTCAAGAAGAACGACTTCGTCAGCAAGCGGCTTCCGTACAATCTCGCCCCGGGTGACTACAGTGCCTGGGATGAACTCGTGGGTACGCTATATTCCCCCGAGGAACGCGAGAAGATCGAATGGGCGATCGGTGCCATCATTTCCGGAGACTCCAAGAAGATCGAGAAGTTCATCGTCTTCTTCGGCGAGGGTGGCACCGGCAAGTCGACCATCATGAAGATCATCGAGAAGCTCTTCGAGGGCTACGTCGGCATGTTCGAGGCCAAGGCGTTGGTTGGTTCTAACAACGCCTTCGCCACCGCGGTCTTCAAGACAAACCCCCTGGTTGCAATCCAGCACGACGGGGACTTGTCCAAGATCGAGGACAACAGCGTGCTCAACTCGGTGGTCGGTCACGACAAGATGATCATCAACGAGAAGCACAAGCCCGGCTACGAGATGATCATCGACGCGTTCCTGTTCATGGGGACGAACAAGCCTGTCAAAATCACTGACTCCAAGTCAGGCCTGATCCGCCGTCTTATTGACGTGAACCCGACAGGCGTCACCTTCGAGTTCAACCACTACCGTTCGCTCATGGCTCAGGTGGAGTTCGAGCTGGGCGCCATCGCTCATCACTGCCTGGAGGTCTACAAGGCGAAGGGTGGGCGTGGTGCCTACAACGACTACCGCCCCGAGCGGATGATCCTCAACACCGATCCGTTCGCCAACTTCATCGACGACCACTTCGATATTTTCAAGGAGAAGGACGGCACAACCCTCACCCAAGCTTGGGCCCTCTTCAACAACTGGGCGGAAGACAGCAAGCTCGGTTGGTCCATGAAGAAGTACCACTTCCGCGAGCAGTTGAAGGACTACTTCGAAGAGTTCCACGACCGGGCAGTCTTCGACGGGAGTTCAGTAAGGAGCGTCTACAAGGTGTTCCGAGCACAGAAGTACCGAACCCAGGTCACCGACTCGAAGCGTACGACCTTCACCCTGGCCATGGACGAGACCGAGTCGATCCTGGACGAGATGTACGCCGGATATCCTGCGCAGTACGCGAACGCTGCAGGCAACCCGAAGCTCTACTGGGATGACTCCGAGCGCATCAACAAGAAGGGTGAGACCTTCACCCCCAAGCCCAACCAGGTCGTATCCACGGTCCTCGGAGATCTCGACACCACCAAGCTCCATTTCCTCAAGGTCCCCGAGTACCACATCGTCATCGACTTCGACCTGACCGAAGACGACGGTAAGACCAAGTCGCTCGAGCGAAGCATGGAGGCGGCTGCCGATGGTTGGCCGCACACTTATGCCGAGATCAGCAAGAGCGGCAATGGTGTCCACCTGCACTATATCTACGACGGCGACGTCAACGAGCTGGCCAAGGAGTACGCCCCCGGCATCGAGATCAAGGTGTACACGGGTAACACTTCGCTCCGCCGAAAGCTGACACGGTGCAACAACGTCGCGGTAGCCACCCTCAGCGGTGGTCTGCCCATCAGGAAGAAGAAGGAAATGCTGACTGACAACACCATCAAGACCGAACAGGGCATCCGGAACATGATCATCCGGTGCCTGAGGAAGGAGTTCGGCAGCACCAAGCAGAACATCGACTTCATCGCCCATATCCTCGGCGAGGCCAAGCGCAAGGGCATCCCCTTCGACCTGACCGACATGCGTTCGGACATCATGGCGCTGGCCAACAACAGCACGAACCAGAAGGATATCTGCCTGAAGACCGTCTTCCGGATGGACTTCCAGTCGGAGGCCTCTCTGGAGGACAACCCGGAGATCGTGAAGAGCGAGAGCGCCGAGCACGGCCGCATCGTCTTCTTCGACTGTGAGGTCTACCAGAACCTCTTCGTGATCTGCTGGAAGTACCTCGGCTCCTCGACCGTCACCGCGATGATCGAACCGACTCCGTCGGAGGTCGAGAACCTCGTCAAGAACTTCAGGCTGGTCGGCTACAACAACCGGGGGTACGACAACCATATCCTCTGGGGCCGAATGCTCGGCATGAACAACGAGGAGCTCTACCACCTCTCCCAGAGGATCATCGCCGAGAACGACAACACGGCGAAGTTCGCCAGCGCCTGGAACGCGTCCTACGCCGACGTGTACGACTTCTCCTCGGACAAGAAGTCCCTGAAGAAGTGGGAGATCGAACTCGACATTCCGCACGTCGAGATGGATATTCCCTGGGACAAGCCGGTCCCGAAGAACAAGATCAAGCAGGTCGTCGAGTACTGCAAGAACGACGTCAACGCCCTTGAGGCGGTCTGGAACCACTGCCAGCAGGACTTCATCGCTCGGCAGATCCTGGCGGACCTCAGCGGCCTCACCGTCAACCACTCGACCCGCACGCACGTCATGCGCATCCTGTTCGGCAACGAGCGGAACCCGCAGCGGTCGTTCGTGTACACCGACCTGTCGGAGATGTTCCCGGGCTACAAGTTCGACGAGTACGCCAAGGTCGACAAGAGCACCTACCGGGGTGAGGTCGTCGGCGAGGGCGGCTACGTCTACGCGGAACCGGGCATGTACGAGAACGTCGCACTTCTGGACGTCGCCTCGATGCACCCGACTTCGATCGTGGAGCTGAACCTGTTCGGCCCCTACACGGCGAAGTACTCCGCGATCCTCGAAGCCCGCCTCTCCATCAAGGAGGGCGACTACGAGTACGCCAAGGGTCTCCTGGAGGGCAAGCTCCGCCCGCATATCGAGGAGATCCAGAAGATCGAGGACCCGAAGGAGCGCAAGAAGGCCTTCAAGAACCTCGAGCAGTCGCTGAAGCTGGTGGCGAACTCGACCTACGGCTACACGTCGGCGAAGTTCGATAACCCGGCGAGGGACCCGCGCAACAAGGACAACATCGTCGCCAAGCGCGGTGCGCTCTTCATGATCGACCTGAAGCACGCGCTCCAGGAGAAGGGTGTCACGGTCGCCCACATCAAGACCGACTCGGTCAAGATCCCGAACGCGACCCCGGAGATCATCCAGTTCGTGAAGGACTTCGGCGCCAAGTACGGCTACGAGTTCAAGCACGAGTCCACCTACAAGAAGATGTGCCTGGTGAACGACGCCGTGTACATCGCCTACGTCGGGTGGGCGCCGGAGGGCGACCCGGTCAACTACTGGTCGGCCACGGGGGCGGAGTTCAAGCACCCGTACGTCTTCAAGAAGCTGTTCACCGGTGAGCCGATCTACTTCAAGGACCTGTGCGAGACCAAGCAGGTCAAGGAGGGCGCCATGTACCTCCGGTTCAACGGTGTTCAGAAGGAGATCGGGGAGCCGAAGGACGAGGCACTCACGACGGAGACCCCGGAGAACGAGGACACGCATGTCGGACGCTCCGGCATGTTCGTCCCGATCAACCCCAACCAGGACATCGTCAAGGGTGGGGAGCTCCTCCGGATCAAGGACGGCAAGGAGTTCGCGGTCAGCGGCACCAAGGGATATTCCTGGCTGGAGGCGGAGGCCATCCGCGTTCTGTACCCGGAAGCCGTCGATCGGATGGTGTTCGAGAACCTCGATGACGCCATCGAGGGTACCGGTTCCATCGCGGACATCATCGACGTGGCGTACTACAACCAGGTCGCCGAAGAGGCGTACCAGTCCATCGCTCAGTTCGGCAACGCCGACGAGTTCTGCGCGGTCTGAAACCCCGTGGGATGAGCGGTAGAGAACAACCCACCGGCTCGGCGGAGGAGTTCGATCCATATTCCTTCGCCGAGCGGTGGTACCACGACACATGGCCCATATTTGACCCGATCGGCTTCAGCAGATACGTGTCTGCTTTGAGGACGCTCGGCCAATTGGATGTAGAGGAGGGTTGATGGGCCGGAACATTTTCGAATCCAACGAGGACCTCCGACCGGAGTCCTTGCCCGACGGTCAGCCTTATATTCTTCTCCCGAAGCTGGAGGAGGGTCTCCGGTGGGAGCTGGAAAGGTTGCCCGACGGAAGGTCGGTCGCAGTCATCAAGGGTGGTGAGTGATGCCGATCCGATATCCTGACCCGCCGGGTTACGTGCCGGACGTCATGACCAAGGTCTACCGAGCCTTGGAGGATGCCGGTCTGGAGGACCGCGAAGTCCTCGACGCGGTGAACGAGATGCAGAACGAGGGTGTTCTGTTTCGAGAGCGAGGCGACCGCTTTGACGGCGGTGACGCCAAGACCATCCTCAGCATCGTATTCCAGTGGATGGACGAGCAGAACGGCCCTCTGCCGGATCACACGGAGCTTCTCGATCGACTCCGTCGTTCCGGTTACTGCGGCTGCACTACCAAGTACGGTTGTGCGGCATGTGTAGGAAAGAAGGGGTCTTGATGGTTTCCTCCGAAGTGGTGGAACGCGCTCGGCGTGGCCTTCGCATCCAAGATCGTTACGACAACCAGGAAGTTCGGAGAGTCGGAGGCAATCTCGAAGTCACCCGAAAGGACTGGACCCCCGCCCAGAAGCGTCGGATGAGGAAGAAGCTGAGGAAGCTCGGCTTTACGACGCGATAGTCTTCAAAAAGCTAGAGGGAGGATATTCAGATGGCTTACACCAGCCACGGCCACGAGATCCCCGGATCGCCGGTGGAGAAGGGCCCCAAGCCGGACGCAACCCAGTGCGGCGGACCGAGGTTCTGCCCGAGGTGCCGGGCGGAGGTCAAGGAGTTCCACGACCTCTACAGCGTCTCGGTCACCCCGAAGGACACGGTCGTTCCGATGAACGTCCCGGACGACTTCGTGGCTCAGGCGAAGAGGCTGCTGATCGACTACGTGGACTCGCACTACTCCACGGAGTTCGAGAAGCCCGTGTTCGAGGTCTACGTCGTCTGGTTCGTCAAGGTGCTGCAGCACTGGAAGGCACTCGTCGCCACCGATCGGTCGGACGGCAAGTACTACGAGATCACCTTCAACGGTGACAAGGGCGAGGCCTACATCGACGAGTACCAGAAGATCAAGAACACCACCGTCCGCATCTGACCGAGGGGGATATTCCATGGCCACGAAGAAGCAGAAGCGCGAGGCGGCGCTCGCCAAGCGAGAGCAGTTCATGAAGGAGGAGCGAGAGCGTGGCCTGGAGGCCCTCGCGGCGGATCGAAGGCGACGTGAAGCCGAAGAGGAAGCGGCGCAGGAGCGAATCCGGGGAATGATGGGACGCTACCGCGCCATCCTCGCTCAGCACGGCATCCACGACTAGCTAGAGGGGATATTTCGCTATGGCCGCACTGCGCAAGACCAAGATCATCGGCGAGATCCCGATCATCAACAGGCTCGAGGGTACCGAGGAAGAGGGGCAGGTAGTCGGTAAGGGCATAGTGGAAGAGCTCCCCAGCGGAGACCAGATCGTCCACATGGACCTCAGCGGGAAGACGGCCGATATTCTCCGCCGGGGCTTTTCGCTGGGGGACATCTCGCTCTACCAGACGGAAGAGTGACATGAGACTCATGGCCAGGTTTCGGCGGATGCTCTACCGCAGGGGCTTCCGCCCCAAGCCGGGGTCGATATTCCACTCGCCCTCACAGGCGCTCATCTACTCGTACCTCGATGAGGTAAGTCCCGGTGCGGTCGTCAAATATCGGAGGTCTAGATGAAGGTTCCTTACAAGGTCTTCATCGAGGGTGGTCACGCCTTCGAGGTCGACGAGAAGGGCAACCTCAAGCAGTGGGAGCACGATGTCCATGACGGATATTCCTGCGTTCTCTGTTACGAGGCGTTCTGTCGGAACTGTGAACCCGACTGGCAGACGCAGAAGTGCCCGGACAACCAGAACACACTCCCCGGCTTCGAGCTCGAGGTGAACAGTGCGAGTCCTGGTAACGGGGAGTAGGGACTGGCCGGATATTTCAGCGGTCTTCGAGGCCCTGAGTCTGCTTTACGAAGACGGCGTTCCGTTCGTCCTGGTGCACGGCGCTTGCCCCACCGGTGCAGATGCTATGGCTCAGGAGTGGGCCGACGAGATGAACCGGATGGGATATCCGGTCGAGGTGGAAGACCACCCGGCCGACTGGAACGGTCCGCGCAAGAGGGGTGCTGGCTTCGCTCGGAATGCGGAGATGGTAAAACTCGGCGCGGACCGTTGCCTTGCGTTCATTCACAACGAATCGAACGGTGCAACACACTGCAGTGAACTGGCCGAGAAGGCCGGTATCAACACCCAGATATTTAGGAGCAACACCACCATGAGCCAACTGGTTCGCAGGGTCGACGACGAGATCACGCTGGAGGGGGCCCGGATCATCTACCGGAACTTCGCCGGTAACGAGGGCATGTACAACGCGAAGGGCTACCGCAACTTCCACGTGGTCCTCGACCCGGTGCAGGGCGAGGCCATGCTGGCCGCCGGGTGGAACGTCAAGGTGAAGCCCCCGCGCGAGGAGGGCGAGCTGCCCTTCTACCACCTCAAGGTCAACGTCAAGTTCGACGGCCCGCGTCCGCCCCGGATCTTCCTGGTCACCATGTCGACCAACAGCCGCACCCAGATCGAGGAGGACCTCGTCGGGATGATGGACTGGGGTGAGTTCGACAACATCGACCTCAAGATCAGCCCGTACAACTACAACATCGGCGGCAAGCAGGGCGTCAGCGCGTACCTGAAGTCGATGTTCGCCATCCTCCACGAGGACGACCTCGACAAGAAGTACGCCCACATCCCGATCGAGGGTGCACCGGCGCAGATCCCCCTCGAGGGCGGCGTTCGTGCCCTGGAGGCTCCGGACGGGGCCGAGGTTCTCTCGGACTCCGGGTGGGTCTTCGAGGACGACGGACAGACGCTGGCCCGCTGATGGTCATGTTCGCCTTCGGCGCAGCAGCAGGGTTCATCATGGCGCTCGTCGGGATCTGTACCGGCATCGCCATATCCAAGATCCGAGAGGAAGAGAACAAGTGAACATACTGACCTTCATCGTCCTGGTGTGGCTCGCGGTCGTCGCCGTGGCCTGGTGCATCGACAACGGGACGGACATCCTCGCCCAGCGGCAGGCGGAGAAGAAGCGCAAGGAGGCCGAGAAGAAGGTCCACGAGGCGCGGCTCACCTACGCCATCGCCAAGATCAACCACGCCCGCCTGGCCCTCCGCCAGAACCCCACCGGTACCCACCGGCTCAACAAGGTCGCCTGACATGGAGACCTTCATATCCAACTTCAACTGGCTCTGGACCTATCTGGTCATCATCGGGGCCGCATTCGCCATTCTCGGCGTCTGGAAGCTCATAGACGAGATCCGCCTCTACACCGAGCGCCGTAGATACCGGCGTGCTCGTGCGGAAAGGACCGGAGCAACATGGGCAAAAAAGAGCACGGGGGAGATTTCCGCCGGGAGCTTGAGGAGCTCTGGGGAGCGGTAGAGTTCCCGCCCTTGGACGATTTCCTCAAGGAGGTCGACGAGAGCCTCTACCGTGCGTTCGATCAGGACGCATCGGGGATCTACTGGTTGATGTTCGAGTTCTTCGACAGCGACCCGAACAACCCGCTCACCCCGAGGGAACTGCTGGAGTTCGACGCAGCACTGACCGTGGAGGAGCGACTCTTCATATTGTTGGAACTCTGCTAAGGGGATGCAGATGAGCGAGATCGAGACCGTCGAGGTCTTCCGCAAGACTTGGTCGGCACGAGCGGTTCAGGTGTCCGACGAGAACATCGAGGCCGTCGCGGCGTGGTGCGGTGGCGATATCCGCATGTACCACACGAGCGAGCTCGGCGTCATGGGTCGGCGAATAGACCTCGTCGTCCACGGCTTCAAGGGTGTGACGAACGTCGACCGGGCGTACATCGGTGACTGGATCGTCTTCGCGCCGAAGGACTCCTCCTTCATGGTCTACAAGACCAAGGCCTACAGGGCCACGTTCGAGACCCGCGAGGAGAAGGTCCACCGGGAGGCCATGACGGAGCCCGAGATCGCTGCCCGGAACCACCAGGTGCTGCAGCTCGTGAAGCGGGCGATGACCGAGCAGGACCTGGCGACGTACTTCGGCAAGGGCTCGGAGGAGACCAAGGGGACGGCCGAGGCCATCACCGAGGAGATCCTCAAGCTGTTCGTCTGAGCATCAAGTCCTGTGGGCGGAAGACGCTAAAAGCCGCCCTCCTATGCGACCATCCAAAACGACAGGAGCGATCCATGTCCCATATTTCCACGAGCCAGTTCATGCAGGACCCGGTGGACGCCGTCCAGATCACGCCGGAGAACATCGACCGACTCGCCCTCTGGGTGCACGGTGAGGTCAAGGTCGACAGGATCACCGGTCGGCGCTACATCGAGATGGAGGTCAGCCACCCCACCGGTCGGCGCACGGCCAAGGCATATCCGAAGGACTGGATCGTCACCGTCAGGACGGTTCGACGGGTCTACGGCAACCGAGCCTTCACCTCCACCTTCAAGCCCGTGCCCGAGCGGTCGGAGCTGCTTCGACAGATCGAGATGTACATGGCGGCTGTCATTACGGACGGCATGACGGCACTGATGGCGGGGGACCTCAGCGATGACGAGAAGGCCGAGCGCATCACGGACAGCATCGGCCAGAACGCGAAGCGGATTCTGGACCTTCTCTGACGGCATATTCCCGGAAGGGACTTCGATCTCAGAGAGGGTCGTAGTGGACACCGTACTGAACGAGTTCATGCGCCCCGTATTTCCGGGGGAGCCGGACGAGGTGCGACGCAGGCTCCGGGCGGCATATCCCGAGCCGTGGAAGTTCGTCCTGGTCGGCGAGACCAAGCAGGTCGTCACCATTTCCGAGTACCTCTACCAGGAGAAGTGGGAGACGGCCGTCGGGATGGTTAAGGAGCTCCTCCGCAAGAAGGACCTTGCCATCTACAAGCGAGACCCCGCCAGGCTCGAGGCGTACATCGAGCGGACCACCCGCAAGATCCTTGACATGGGGAAGGAAGACTGATGGCCGATCGCAAGATGCCGAACTGGCACTCCGTTCTCGACAAGAACAAGGAGGTGCTGTACACCGGCTCACCGTTCGAGACGTCTCTGTGGCTCGAGGGGATCACCGACTTCGAGGCGGCCAACATCCACTGGGTACGCATCGCCAAGACCGGCGAGGTCCAGAGCATCAAGGACTACATGGACGGCGCCAAGCCGAAGCAGCACAACGTGGACGACGCCGGACTGCCGCACGTCACCATGGAGCAGATCACCAACCTCCGGGCCGTACTGGAGAACGACGTCTCGCTCTACGAGGAGTTCTTCACTCTGGTGAAGTGCGGTCTCGAGGAGTACCAGGACAGCACGTCCAGCGTCGACCAGATCTCCGAGAAGGTCACCACCTGCCTTCTCCTTGTCGTGAAGGGGGCGCTCTGATGGTGTACGAGGACCCGACGCCCACCAGGCTGGACCTCCCCAAGCGCGGCGAGGACGTCATCCTGGACGCCGACATGAACCCGATATTCAAGGGTTCGCCCGAGGAGGTGGCCGACATGGTGCGGTCATATTCCCCGGACTACCAGGACCTCGTCACGGTCTTCCGTGGGCAGGTCACTCGGATCATGTCGGTCGACGAGTACCTGCAGACCATGGATCTCCTGAGCGAGACGCTCACCGACATCCCTCCGCTGCCCAAGCGGCCGTGGAACACCTGAGAGGAACGTCGATGGTTGAGCCGTCGATTGCGACCATCTACGCCGATCATGGCGACGACCAGCCCGATGTCGTATTCAAGGGTACGACCGAAGAAGCGGCGTTCTGGCTCAAGCACATCTGCGGCGTCGACATGGACGACCCGGAGACGGCTCTCGCGGTGACCTACAAGGTCAAGGCCGAGGGTGTCGACCGCCCGATGACGGTGGCGATGTTCGTGGCCCGCCAGTGCGAGCACGAGCCCAACGACTGCTGCAACGAGTGCCACGTCTGCTCGGAGTACCTGGAGATGTGGGCCTGACCCTCGGGGTCGGGGAAGGAGTGTGAGGCAGGGGTAGGGGTCTTCGGGCCTCTGCCCCTCCTTCACAAGTAGTCTATTTTTCGCTAGCACCACCAGTCCCACAGCAAGGAGTATCACCATGAGCAACACGCCCATCTTCGACGCACTGCTCGCTGAGTACGACGACCGGAAGTGCACGGAGATCCTCAAGACCCTGTCCACCCCGTTCATGTCCACGGTGAAGCCGCCGCTGCCCAAGCGGTCCGTGGCCCAGCTCATCCAGGTCCCCGAGCCCGACCCGGAGTTCGCCAAGCAGCTCCAGGAGTTCATCCAGACGGCTCCGATGCAGATCCTGGAGGGAACCCCCGCCGGGTCCTTCATCAAGTCCATGGATGTCGTCAAGGACGATGACACGGGCGAACTCATGCTCGAGGCCGAGGTGATGGTCCCTCCGGTTCAGACGGTCCAGGAGGACGTCGCAGACACCGTTGCGATATTCAACGGGATGCGCCCCAAGCTGGCATGGGTCGACGAGTGGCAGTCGGGAGACCCGGACGAGGACGAGATCTACGTCGCTCCCAGCAAGCCCATCACCTTCGACCGCGTGGAGACCGAACTCAAGACCGACATGGCCGCTGAGGCGGTCCGTGCGCGTCAGTTGGCGCTCTACCAGCACGGCATCATGAAGGGCCGTGAGAAGGCCGCACAACTTCACGACGACCGCTTCGTGCCGCCCATGACAGAGAAGACGATGCCCTCCTGGATCGCCGACGAGGTGAGGGAGAGCAATGAGGCTCTGAGCGACTCGGAGGCGGACGAGAACGTCGTGGGTCTCTCCGAGAACATCCACATGAAGGACCTGGAGGCCGCCGGATACAACCTCCCGCAGTTCTTCAAGGAACTGGTGGAGAAGTTCCGCAAGGAGTACCCCGACGCCGAGAACGTGTCCATCCACCGAAAGGAAGAACTCGACGGCACCATAACCATATCCGTCACCGGTACTACCCCGGAGCAGACTGACGAGTCCGTGAACGCTGCTTCCAACAACGCCGACAGCACGTCCACCGTCAAGCCCCTGTGGGTCAGTCATGAGGAGTAAGTTACAGTGTCCGTTACCCTGTTCCCCCATCAGAAGAAGGCCATCGGCGATATGTCGAACGGCAAGATCCTGTGGGGTGATGTGGGTACCGGTAAGTCACTGACTGCAGCCGCGTACTACATCGAGAAGGAAGCGCCGAAAGACGTCTACGTCATCACCACGGCGAAGAAGCGGGACTCCCTTGACTGGGAGAAGGAGTTCATCAAGTTCGGCGTCGGAGACGTCGCAGGGCCGCTTACGGGCCGCCTCAAGGTGGATTCCTGGAACAACATCGCCAAGTACAAGAACGTCCGGAACGCGTTTCTGATCTTCGACGAACAAAGGTTGGTCGGTTCTGGAGCTTGGTCTAAGGCGTTCATCCATATGACCAAACCGGAGAAGAAGAATACCTGGATACTCCTGAGTGCCACTCCCGGCGACACCTGGATGGACTATATTCCAGTCTTCATCGCCAACGGTTACTACAAGAACCGTACGGAGTTCATCGACAAGCACGTCGAGTTCAACAGCTACACCAAGTTCCCGAAGATCGAGCGGTTCCACAACGAGCATATCCTCGAGCGGCTCCGTAATGAGCTGCTCGTACACATGCCGTTCGAACGGCACACCACCAGAGTCACGCACAACGTGAAGGTGGAGTTCGACGCAGACGCTCTGAGGTTGATCACCCATGAGCGCTGGAACCCGTACGAAGAGAGGCCTATCCGCAGCCTCGCTGAGTTCTTCTACCTCATGCGGAGAGTCGTATATTCCCACCCGTCTCGCCTCGAGGCTGTTCGGGAGAGGATGAAGCGACACCCCAGACTGGTTGTGTTCTACAACTTCGACTACGAGTTGGAGGTGCTCCGAACACTGGCTGGGGAAGTGCCCGTGGCGGAGTGGAATGGGCACAAGCATGAGGAGATCCCGGACACCGACCGATGGGTCTACCTGGTCCAGTACACGGCTGGATCGGAGGGCTGGAACTGTACGTCGACGGACGCGATGCTCTTCTACTCGCTGACGTATTCGTACAAGGCATGGCATCAGGCTCACGGTCGGATCGATCGCCTGAACACCCCGTTCGACGTACTGCACTACTACGTGCTTATGTCCGAAGCCGCCATTGATGGTGGGGTTTTGACGGCTTTGATCAAGAAACACAGCTTTAATGAGGTCAAGTTCGCTCGGAAACTGAAGGCTGTGGCCTGAAAACCCCTTGCCACTTCTGATGTCAAAAGTGGCAGAGAAGTGGCATGGGGGCCGAGTGAATAGGGCCATCCGGGTGAGTCGGGCGCTTACGGCCGTACGTGTGAATAGGCACACTAATCGGACAGGGGCGCCCGGCTCTCGGATGGGTCGTTGCCACTTTTGTGGCTTCGGCTGCCACTTTTGAATCAAAAGTGACATCCTATTTTGTCCGTTTCGCGCTGGCATCGTCGCAGGTCAGAAGGTTTCGCCCTTCCAGTCTTGCCACTTTACCACTTTTTTTTAAAAATAATGCGCGAAAAAAAATGTAGATACCGTGTACGCGTTTTTGAAAAACTTTTTTGAGTTTTCGCGCAAAAGTGGCAGCGCGAGGATTCGTTCCAAGATGTCCGACTCGGTTCCAAAGAACCATAGTTCGTCCAAGAAAGTGATCAGGGTGGGGTCCCATGCGAGAAGAGTGGCGAGAGATCGCTGAGTTCCCGGGTTACTCGGTGAGCGAAGACGGTTGGGTCCGTAACGACGACACGGATCGACTGATGGCCCGACAGATCAACGGGCGGGGAATAGCCTACGTCGGGATATGCAAGCGCGGTCCCGACGGACTCGTGGTCCAGCACAAGAGGTCGATAGCCGTACTCGTCGCGCAAGCGTTCCTTCCTCGTCCACACGAGGAGTTTGACACACCGATCCATCTCGACGGCGACCGTCTCAACAACAACGTGTCGAACATACTCTGGCGACCGAGGTGGTTCGCCATCAAGTACGGCCAGCAGTTCCAGCAGTCCGGCCCAAGCTTCGGCCGACCCATCATGCTGATCGAGACCGAGGAGGTGTATGAGACCTCCTGGCACGCGGCAACGACACTTGGGCTGCTGGACCGGGAGATAGCGATGTCCGTCATGACGCGCTGCTATGTATGGCCCATCTTCCAGCACTTCAAGTTGCTGGACCGGTAACAGAGAGTAGATACCAATCCGTGATCAATACATGTGCTTTAATAGAAGGGATGGAATAAGCCTGCGGTTTTTTTATGTGAAAGGAGTGAAGCGTGCTGGAGCGGGACTACCAGAAGTCGCTCATCGTGAAACTCGAGCGCATGTTCCCCGGCTGCTTCATTCTCAAGAATGACCCGGGCTACTTGCAGGGTGTGCCGGACCTCCTGATCCTTCATGGAGGCCGGTGGGCCATGCTTGAAGTCAAGGCCAATGCGAAGGCGCCTAGTAGGCCAAACCAAAACTACTACGTCGAGTTGCTGAACGGCATGTCCTTCGCGGCCTTCATCCATCCCTCGAACGAACAGGAAGTGCTTGATGCTCTCAGAGCAGAGTTTCAGGTTTAACTCCCATCCGAAAGTGGAAGGCACACACGCCTTCCTGAGCCCCTCGAAGTATCACTGGCTCCGGGACGACCCTGAGAAGCTGATCGCCCGTCTGGAGAACGCCAGGGCCACTGAGAGGGGCACCAGGCTGCACGCCTGGGCTGCGGAAGCCATCACCTTCGAGCGCTACCAGCCTCGAGACGGTGACTATCTCTGTCACTACATCAACGACGCCTTGGACTTGGGTCTGTTTCCGGAGAAGGAGCTCTTCTACTCCTTCAACTGCTTCGGCACCGTAGACGCGATCGGGTTCGACCCTGCGGCCATGTTCCTTCGGATTCATGACCTCAAGACCGGAACCTCCAAGGCCTCGTTCGATCAGTTGTATGTGTACGCCGCCATATTCTGTCTCGAGTACGAGTTCAGGCCTTTCGAGGTCAACGGTGAGCTCCGAATCTACCAGGCAGAGGGCTACCAGACAGAGACGATCGATCGCGCATATTTGGCGACGGTCTACGACAAGATCCGGCACGATGACCAGATCATCGAGGAGTACCGGGCCTACCGAAGGCAGCAGAGGATGGGAGAGTCGGCTTGAACATCGAAGCAGAAGAGCGTGACGCTCTCGTTCACTACGGCATCCGGCGCAAGTCGGGTCGCTACCCCTGGGGTTCTGGTGAGACCCCCCACGAGCGTGCAGGTACCTTCCAGTCCATGGTTGCGGACCTGAAGCGACAGGGACTCAAGGAGAAGGACATCGCGGAAGGGTTCGGTATGACCACGACCCAACTGCGTGACACCACCGCCATGGCCAAGCGAGCTCGCAAGGCCGCTGACATCGCTCGAGCCAACCAGCTCAAGGAGCGAGGTCTCTCCAACGTCGCTGCGGCCAAGAAAATGGGTATCCCGGAATCCACGTTCCGGACGCTCATCAAGCCGGGCGCCGCTGAAGAGAACAGCATCCTTGAGTCGACTGCGGATATGCTCCGCGACCAGGTCGCCAAGAAGAAGTACATCGACGTCGGCGCTGGTGTCGAGCTTCACCTGAACGTCAGCAAGGAGAAGCTCCGAGCGGCACGTAAGCTGCTCGAGGACGAGGGTTACAAGCTCCACTACATCAAGATGGAGCAGCTCGGTACCGGTAAGTTCACCACCATGAAGGTGTTGGCCGGTCCTGGGGTTCCCTGGAAAGAGGTCAACGACAACAAGGACCAGATCCAGCAGATCCTCGTCAAGTCGAAGGACGGCGGACGTACCTACGACGGTATCCGTCCTCCGCTCTCGATCGACTCCAAGAGGGTCAAGGTCCGCTATGCCGAAGAAGGTGGAACCGACGCCGATGGTGTCATCTACGTTCGTCGAGGCGTCAAGGACGTCTCGCTCGGCAAGTCGAACTACGCACAGGTTCGCATCGCCATCGATGGCACGCACTACCTCAAGGGTATGGCGATGTACAACGACGACATGCCGCCTGGTGTAGACCTCGTGTTCAACACCAACAAGAAGAACACGGGCAACAAGCTCGACGCCATGAAGGAGATGAAGCGGGACAAGAACACTGGCAAGGTGATGGAGGACGACCCGTTCGGCGCCGTCATCGATGACCAGGTCTACCGCAAGAACCCTGACGGCACGGACGCCCGTGACAAGGACGGCAACAAGATCGTCGAGTCGGCGATGAACATCGTCAACAAGGAAGGTAACTGGGACGACTGGTCTAAGAGCCTGTCATCTCAGATGCTGTCCAAGCAGAAGCGGTCTCTCGCCAAGGAACAGCTCGACATCACGTACGAGACCAAGAAGAGCGAATTCGACACCATCATGAGCCTCACCAATCCCACGGTGAAGGCGCATCTGCTGGAGAAGTTCGCCGATTCAACGGACTCGTCGGCTGTTCACCTGAAGGCCGCGCACCTTCCTCGGCAGGCAACCAAGGTCATCCTGCCCGTCAATTCCATGAGTCCTCGAGAGATCTATGCACCCACCCTGGACAACGGTGACCGCGTAGCGCTCGTTCGATTCCCGCACGGTGGTCTCTTCGAGATCCCCGAGCTTGTGGTGAACAACCGCCATCCTCAGGCGAAGAAGCTTCTCGGCAACGCACCTGACGCAGTGGGCATCCACCACTCTGTGGCAGAGCGTCTGTCGGGCGCTGACTTCGACGGCGACACGGTCCTGGTCATTCCGAACAACCACGGAAAGGTCAAGTCCAAGCCGCCACTTGAGGGTCTCAAGGGATTCGACCCTCAGTCTGCGTACCCTCCCTACGATGGTATGAGGACCATGGATCGAGGCATCTACAATGCCAAGACCAAGAAGGTCGAGTTCCCTGAGGGGCAGAAGCCGGACCCGAAGAACAAGGGTCTCGAGATGGGGAAGATCTCCAACCTCATCACGGACATGACGATCCAAGGAGCACCGGACAACGAGCTTGCTCGTGCCGTTCGTCACTCCATGGTTGTCATCGATGCCGAGAAGCACAAGCTCAACTACAAGCAATCGGCTATCGACAATGGCATCCCTGCCCTGGTGTCCAAGTACCAGCCCAAGCCTCCGGGCAAGCCTGATGGTGGTGCATCAACCATCGTGTCGAGGGCGACTTCTGAAACCAGAGTTCTGGACAGGAAGCTTCGCTCGGCCAAGGATGGCGGTCCGATCGATCCCGAAACGGGCAAGCTCGTATGGGTGAACACGGGCGCTGAGTACGTACCTGGTAAGCCTAAGAAGACCAAGTCGACCAAGCTTGCCGAGGCAGACGACGCACATACACTCGTCTCTGCGAAACGCACTCCTATCGAAGTGGTCTACGCGGACCACTCCAACAGGCTGAAGTCCCTGGCCAACGACGCTCGTAAGGAGCTTGTCAAGACCAAGGGCATCGAGCGCTCCCCCTCTGCAGCCAAGGTGTACGCCGCAGAAGTCCAGAGGCTCAAGGACAAGCTCACCCTGGCCCTGATGAACGCCCCCCGTGAACGTCAGGCCCAGGTCGTAGCAAACGCCATCTACAAGCGCAAGCTTGAGGCTCACCCTGAGATGGAGGAAGCTGAGAAGAAGAAGCTCAAGTCGAAGGCTCTCGCCGAGGCTCGAATGAGGCTTCAGGCTGGCAAGGACAAGATCGACATCGAGCCCCGTGAATGGGAAGCGATCCAAGCTGGCGCCGTCAGCAACAACGTCTTGAAGCAGATTCTCGACAACACTGACGTGGACAAGGTCAAGGAACTGGCCACCCCGAGAGACAAGCCGGTCATGGACGCAACCCTGAAGAACAGGGCCATGATGCTCCTTCGTGGTGACAAGTACACCCTTGCTGAGGTAGCCGACCAGCTCGGCATCTCGGTGTCCACACTCAAGGCTGGACTGAGTGGTGGTGACGAAGCATGACCAAGAACCACATGCTCACCACTATGGACAATCCCTTCAACCCGTTCACCCATTGGGATGAGTGGTACCAGTACGACTACGAACAGGGCCACCACTCCCTTGCCCTACTGGCACGGGTGACCAGGACGTCCGACGAACTCTCGGAAGAACTTCAGTCTCAGGACATCGAAGACGCGATCCTCGAGATCGTAACCGAGAACGTGTCGGGCCTCCACATCCGAGTTACTGAGGACTGGGTTCCGTTCGCGGACCACTCGTAACTCACCACTGACTGACTCGGAGTCAGCCTTGGGTTCTCGCTTCTCGTGATTATAGGGATCACGGCGAGACTATTGGGCAGCCCGTGGCTGACTCCGAGTCACTTGTGAGATTCTCACCTCCTCATTGAGAGGGGGGAGGGGGTCTCGCAAAAAGTACCCCCCGTCTGCATCGCCCGCCT